ATATCCGTTTTCAATAGCTTCTTTTGTGCTTAAAGTTTTAACGACAGGGCCAGTTATAGCCTCAAGGAGTTTTTGGGTTCCGTCGTTTCTCACATGTGTGCCTGTAAAAAAGAGCCGGTAGGGCGTGTCTTTTAAGACCCCGTGGCACACTTCTTCTAGGGTAGAAGCGGGAAGGGTGTGCGCCTCATCGGCTAGCAAAACTTGTGCCGAAGCAATCTCGTCATGCTCTTTAGTGCCGGGTTTTAAGTTGGTAAGAGATTTTGAAATTGCTACAATAAATTTTTTGCCAAGCCTTTTCTTTCCGTCCCCCAGGGCGCCCACGCTATCTTTACCAAAGTGAGCTTCAAAGCCTTTTAAAATCTCGTTGAAAATAGAAGCCGAGGGGGTCATAATGACTGTTTTTAGTCCTAACTCCCTGGCTAGTTTCATTATAATTGCTGTTTTGCCGCCGCCGGTACAGATTGTGACGGTACCGTGTTTGGCTTCCAAAAGCTTTTCTACCGACTCTTTTTGATAGGGGTGTAGCTCAAAGGGAAGAGGAGAATACCATCGCTGCGGCTTGGGGGATTGATAGCTAACCTTTGTAATAACATTGATGTCAAATCCCTTTTTTTGAAGATAATGAATCGAACCAGGCCTTATTTTGATAAGGCCGTCCCCAAACTCCTCATATAGGCGGTGATTGACTTTGGCCTGAAGATCGTTAGCAGCCTTCTTCCAGCCAACAGGGTCGGAGTTTCGCCATCGAACATTCTTTAAATGACGGCGGAGCATCATGGCGTTTCCCGTGTGGGTATAGACCAAATACTCTTTTGCCGCTTGCAATTCAGCGTCAGATCCTGATAAAATGGCTTCAGTAGGGCTTTCTATAATGACTTTCATTGCTATTTAAATAATATCATGATATACAGGTTATGCAAGCTTAAGGAGAAAAAAGATGATTAGAAAAGTTAAGACTTCTGCTAAAATTTTTGAATCTGATCCCGCCCGTCTACGCCGACTTGTTTTGTCAACTATGGATAAAATTGCCCGAATTGTGGGCGCTACGCTTGGCCCCGGCGGCAGAAACGTTTTGGTTGAAAGTGACTATCCCGGCATTCCTAACAAAAATACCAAAGACGGCGTTACCGTGTTTAGCAGTCTTGGGTCTTCTGGCTCCTACGAGCACCTAATCATTGAGCAAGCTCGAGACGCGGCTCGCCGAACGGCAACAGAGGCTGGCGACGGAACCACTACGGCCACCATTCTTTCTAATGCTCTTGTTCAAAACCTTTACACTTTTACTGATCGAGACAAAAAATACAGCCCACAAAAGGCAGCTCGAGAAATGTCAAAAATTGTGCGCGAACGCCTTGTCCCGATGATTAGGGGGAGGGCGATCAAGATTGACATGGAAAATCGCGAGCTTCTTCGAATGGTTGCAAAGGTGTCCGCCAACGGGGACGAAGACATGGCAAACGCCGTCATTCAGGCGTTTGAGCTAATTGGCTATGGCGACAGCTCACATGTCACAATTAAAGAGCTAAGCGGTCCTTACGGGTATGAAGTTGGCCTTATTGAAGGCTTTCCTGTGGCTATGGGATACGAAGAATCAATTGGTAAATTTCATACAGCTTTTATCAACGACCAAGGAAACCAGCGCTGCTATCTTGAGAAGCCCCTGTTCCTCCTTTTTGACGGTCAGATTATTGACCTTGTCATGATTCAAGAAGTGCTTGAGCGGATTGGTCAAGAATACGCAAACGGAAACTCCGACTTTAAAAATCTAATCATTTTTGCTCACGGCTTTAGCGAGAATGTGTTGACTAATCTTGCCTACAACTTTGCAAACCCAAACACAATCAATGTTGTGCCAATGGTTACGCCTATGGCGCAGTTTAAGAATTCTCAGCTTCACTTCCTAAACGACCTGGCCGCATTTACTGGGGCTAAGGTTTTTAGTATGACTAACAAGGTTAATGAAGCTCAGCCTTCTGATCTTGGCCGTAATATGGAAACTTTTGAAGCCTATCGTTTTCGCAGCACCGTTGTTGGGAACTCTGACTCGGTCAACATTGAGGTGCGAGCTGACGAGCTTAAAAAGATGAAATCAAACTCCGAAAGCACCGCTGAAAAAATTTGGCTTGAAGAGCGTCTTGGCAAGCTAACCAACGGGATTGCAAAGCTTACTATTTATGGCGGCAGCAGCGGGGAGCTTAAAGAGGCTCATGACCGCTGTGAAGACGCTGTTTGTGCGGTCAGGAGCGCTATATCTAAAGGAGCCCTTCCTGGCGGTTGCAGAACCTTGATTGATCTTGCAACTGACCTCCAAATGGACGAAAGCGCGGGACCTGTAGCTCATAACGTTCTTGTCCCTGCTCTTATGGCGCCGGCTTACCGCCTGCTTGAAAACGCTGGGTACACCAGCGAAGAAATCTCTCAAATTATTGAAGGTTTGATTATAGACCCAAATGTGGTTTATGATATTGAAAACCACGTCTTTGGGAGAGCTGAAGAGCTGGGTATTTTTGACTCAGCCCCTGCGGTTGAGGAGGCGCTTAAAAACGCAACCTCAATTGCAACCGTTATGGGCACTATTGGTGGAGTTGTAGCCTATCCTAGGGACGATAAGTTTGAACGCGAAGAAGCGGCGGCAGAGCAAGAGTTTGAAAAAGCAACCGCTTCGCCAGAGCTTTATATTAACGAAGCTAATGCTAGGCCCTGAGGTAAAGGTTGACTTTAGAAGAGCTTAAAACTCAAAACCTTCTTAAACCGTTAAGCTCCGCTGAAGAAATGCGGGGCTGGGTAAGTCTTTACCTTGGGATTGAGCTTCCTTTTGACACAATTGACCCCGACTCTACTAGTAACCCTATAGACGCAATGTGGTCTGTTTATTGCGCGGTAAGGGACAACAAAGGAGAGCATACGCCGGGGTATATTTTCTTGTCGGCTCGAGAGGCGTTTAAGACTTTAGGGGCATCTATCCTTGAAATCTTGATCATGCTACATTTTCAATCGTCAATTGGTCACATGGCGGCTATTCAAAGCCAATCAGACCAGGCGATGCGTTACATTGACGCGCACTTGCGAAAATTAGACCCAATGATTAAGGCGAACGGATGGCTAAAATCGTCTGAGTCAAAAACGTTTGTTCAGTATAATACGCCCGAAGGCAATAAACCGTACATTATCTTGGTTATTTGTACCCTACAGGGCGCAAACGCACTTCACCCAAACATCTTGTTTATTGACGAAATTGACGTTGTTAGGGACCCACTAGCTTACGAAGAAGCCAAGCTAATTCCCGCTATGGAAAGAGGGCGGTTCCCTTTAACTATTGGTCTTTCTACTCGCAAATTCGCCTTCGGCATGATGGCAAAAGAAGTTGAAAATGCCCCCAAAAGCGGTACCGAAATTAAACGGTGGAATATTTTGGACATTGCAGAGCGGTGTCCTAAAAGCCGTCACGAGCCTGACCCGGACGGCAAAAAGATGGTGGCTTATGTGGCCAAATCCTTGCCTCTTCAAAAGATTACAGAAGACGAATTTGAAGCCCTTCAAGAGTCTAGGAAAGAAGCCTTTGAGCGAGTTGAAGCACACCCTGGCTGCATGAAATGTCCTCTCTTGCCTGTTTGTAAGGGTAATCTTGCTAACAAACCTAAAACCGCAAAGCAGGGTCTTTATCGTCCAATTGGGGCAATCATTAACAGTTTTAAAAAGATTAGCCCAGACATGGCCGAAGCACAGCTTATGTGCTGGAAGCCGTCGTCTAAAGGGCTAGTCTATCCCCGCTTTGACGCCTCTTTTGAGGGAAACATTAAAACCGTTGATGTGGCCTATCAAATGATCACGGGGGAAGCCCCGCCAACCAACCTGTCTTTAGACCAATTTGTGGCTAAGGGTAAAGAGCTTGGGGGAGCTGTTCATGCCGGCGTTGACTGGGGATATACCCATGAGGCTACGATTGTTATTGTTATGAGCCTTCAGGGAATATCCTTTGTTCTGGAAACCTTTGGTGCGCCCGGACTAGAGCTTCAAGATTTTACCGAAGAAGCTATTAAGTACAAGGAAAGATTTGGAATTATTAGGTTTTGGTGCGACCAAGCTAACCCCGGCAACATTAAGACCTTTAACAAAAAGGGCCTTATTTCACCGGATTTCAAAAAAGACGTGATGGCCGGAATCGAAGCGGTTCGAGGCCAAGTTATTGATTCTACTGGAAAAAGACGGTTTTTTGTTCTTCAAACCGAATCAAATCAAAAGCTCTTGCAAGGTTTTAGAGTCCACCATTTTATTTTGGACGCGGCAGGGAACCCAACCAAAAACCCTGACGACGAAGAGTTTGCCGACGTTATGGACGCCTTGCGGTATATTGGGCAAAACCTGTATACTACCCAGGGGTCAAAACCTGTTATTGGGTCTGCCGTTCCAATGTCGAGCCAAGACCTCAATTATACCAGGCCCTTACATGAGGCTGGAGAAGCGTTAAAAGATGTAATAAACCAAAAAATGTCAGAAAATGGGGACCTTACGACTAAGTCCTCTAAAAACAAAAGGATTGTCTGGAGCGGCTAGCCGACAATCTTTAATATAGGCGACAGAGGGGCAAATGAGCAAATTCAACCTTTTAGTACATATTCAGGCTTACGAAGATTCAAATCCAAGCAATAATCCTTCGCGAAACTACGTTAAGTGGCTTCGAGAAATGCAGGGCATTTCTGGCGATAAGCCTCAAAGCCTTGAGTTTTCATTGGCCCCTGGTGAAAGCAAAAGTCTTTTTAACGGCTCTAGAACCTTGGCTCATGGTGGAACAACTGAGTATAGTATTGACTTAAAAGCCGGGACAACTAATACCTATATTCTTTCTAATCCAGCCGGGCAGGCTCCTAATTTTAGAACCCCTCGTACCGTTTTGGCAGATAACACCACCGAAATTACCGTAACTCAAAACGGGTCGGTACTTAGTTTTGAAGCTACTAATGGTACCCTTCCAGCTTTTGTTGCTGGGGGTGCGGTTGTTGGGGATACCGTTTATATTAACGGACCTTTTGCCCTAAACAACCAAGGCTACTTTACAATTATTTCTTTGACCGCAACTAAAATTAGTGTAAAGAATGAGGGCGGACAAGCAGAGGGCCCTATCACGCTGACCGGAGCTTCTGATATTGAGATTTTTTCTGCGGCGGGAGTTCAGGCGGGAGATAAGCTTGTTGTTTCAGGAGGTTTTTCTCCGGTCTCTAGAGCTACTTACGAAATTACTCAAGTTAGAGCAAATGAGCTTGAATTCTATTCTTCAGAAGCCCTTCCGGCAGAAATAGTTACAACTACTGCTTTAAGCGTTTATTACTCTTCAAGGCAGTTTGTTTATCTTGAGGCTTCCGACAAATTAGACCTTACGATCAACGGCTCTGCTGCCGGTAAGGTGGAACCGTTTATTGAGGCTAGCTCTAAAAAGCCTGGCCTGTTCATGATAAAATCAACCATGTGGAGTATGTCGGTACAAAATAACGGACTTGAAACCGTAACCGTTTACGTCACGTCTATTGAGTAAAAAATATGGCTGATGACAAAAAGAAAAAAGTCGTATTCTCTGTGGGCGGAGAAATCTCAGAAAAAGCCGCCAAAGAGTCTGGCTTAGAAAAAATTGAAGGCGGAACCTACGGCACGAATTACTTTGTAAATTCGAGCGCAAGTGGTAGCGCCAAAAAGAAGGCGCCAAGGCTTGCTTTTTCAGAAAAACCAAACGACTCAAACAACTATGCCGGCATTTATAAGATTAAGTCGGCTCTTCTTCCTGATTACGTTTTAAAGCAAATTCGTGTTCAAAACCACCTGATTGCGTCTATTCTTCGCGCACGCGGCAATACAATGGCCATGTTTGGCCATGTTAAAAAAGACCGCTTTGACATTGGCGTTGAAATTAAAGTTAAACCTGAATTTGAAGATGTCATTAAAACCGATCAAATGATCAAAATTAAAGACAGAATCTCAAAGACAGAAAAGATTTTAATCAACTGCGGGCACACCGAAGGCCTCAATCATGATGAAAGAATGTCTCTTTCCGACTTCTTTTATCTTCAGGCTCAAAACGGGTTAACCTTTGGTCGATTTGCTACAGAAGTTGTTTATAACCAGGAATCTCACGAGCACGACAAGGCCAAGCGATTTAATCGGTTTAGACCCGCAGACGCCGGTACAATGGCTCCGGCTTTTAAAAAAGCAGACTCAGGTCAAATTGGTGCAGCGGTTAGAAAAGAAGCTATTGAGACCCTCAAGCAAGTTTCTAAAAGCTTAAACCTCAAGCTTGATTTTGGCAAGCTCGAGCAGCAAGAGTATTCTTGGATTCAGGTCATTGACGGCCAGCCTAAGCAGGCGTTTACGCCTGAAGAAATGATTGTTTACAACCTTTATCCGTCTACCGACGTCGAGCATCGTGGGTATCCCGTTTCTCCTATTGATACCTGCATTAGCTCTATTACAACCCACCTTAGTATCGATGCTTATAACAAGCTTTACTTTCAAAACGGTCGAGCTGCAAAAGGGATGTTGGTTTTAAATAGCGCGGACATCGACCAAACAACGGTTGATGCTATTAAGAAAGACTTTTACGCTTCTATCAACAGCGTTAATAACAGCTTCCGCGTGCCTATTTTTGGTATGGGACCCGAAGACAGTGTTCAATGGGTTAACATGATGTCGAATGCTGGAGAGGGCGAGTTCCAGTTTCTCTACGACCAAGTTGCTCGCAACATCCTGTCTACCTTTAACATGTCTCCTGACGAGCTTCCTGGCTACGGGCATCTTTCTCGAGGCACCAACTCACAAACTCTTAGCGAAAGCGGCAACGAGTTTAAACTAACCGCCGCTCGGGATACTGGTCTTCGTCCTCTAATCTTAAAGTTTCAAGCTTTTTTAAACGAGCACCTGCTCCCTTTAATTGATCCCGAGCTTGCTCAAATCTGCCATATTCAGCTTTCTGGTTTAGACGCTCAAAGTCGAGAACAAGAATCGCTACGCCTTCAACAAGACATGCCCATCCACATGAACATGGATGAGGTTTTGACAGACGTGGACAAACAGCCCCTCGGTCACCGTTTGGCTGGTCAAATTCCTTTTAACGAACGCTGGCAAATTCTTGCCGACAAGTATTTGGACGTAGGCCAAATTGGCGAGGTTTTCCTTAGAGACCCTACCGCCTATCTTGACCGTACCCTTAAGTTTAAACGAGACCCATTTTGGATGCAGCACATGAGCGGCGTTTTAATGCAAGCGTCGCCAGAAACGGTTAAAGCTTTTTATGCTCAAAAGTCATGGAACTACAATATGGAGCTTTTAAAGCTCATGATTGAAGACGAGCTAGAACAGGACGAGGAATAATATGGCGGATATTGATTACAAAGCAAAATACTATGCCCTAAGAGACAAGCTTATCCGAGTCATGGATTTTTCTTATCGTGAAGGCTATGAAGCCGGCGCAAAAGAGGCTCAGATGAATAGCTTGATGCAGCAACAGCAACAACAAGCAGCTATGGCTCAACAGCAAGCCCAAATGATGGGTGGCGAGCAAGAACAAGAGATGCCGCAAGAAGCTGGCCAAGAAGCTACTCCCGAGGCTGGGCCTAGCGAAGACATGGACGAGTACATTCAAGAGCTTGAAAGCCTTGTGTCTAAAGGTGAAATTTCTTCTGACGATCTTAAAAAGTCCCTTGAAAAAATTAAAGCTCATAGCGTTAAACTAAAACGTCCAAAGCCGCTCAGAAAGCTTTCGGCTCAAGTATCAAAAAACATGCCGCAATCAGGAAAAGAAGCTCTTACAAAACAACATATGATTGTTGAAAACGTTTTGAAGAAATGGGAAGAAGAGTCTCAACAAGCCATTTCTGATATGGGCCGTCTTATTGGGGTTGATACTATTGTAAAAAAGGGGTAGCCCATGAATGGGATTAGCTCTTACACAAAAGACGCTCTAGCCGCTATTGTCGAGGCTCTTTTTGACCGTATGACAATGCGTTTGTTAGGTAATATTCCACAGCTTAAAAACAAAAAGCTGATGGTTTTTGACACCAACCCCACGCTTACTTTAGCGCATCTTTTTGTTCAGTCTATGGGCGGGCCGTCTGTAGGAGCAAAAGAGTCTGAAGTAATGAAAAACCTGCTTTCAACGGCCTACGGTTATATTGACGCTCTTAAAAGCTCAACCAAAACCAAGCTCGCTGAGCGAATTGACGCTCTTGTAAAAGAAGCCAAGGCCAAAGGCGATCTTCCTTTAGACAGTGACTTAAAAAACGCCATTGCAAAAGAACTTATGGCGGCAGGAAATCATTTTAAAACTATTTCTGAAGCCGAAGCAACCAAGGCAAGAAACCTAGGCAAGGCGGTCAATATTGCTCAAGTGGCCTCCTCTCAAGGAGTTGAAGACCCTACTGTTTTGTTTGTCGTGATTAAAGACAATGTGACTTGCTCAGAATGTGTTCGACTCCACTTGCTAGCTGACAAGAAAACCCCCCGTCTTTGGAAGCTAAGTGAGCTTGGCTTTACCTACCATAAAAAGGGGGAGGATAACGCCAAAATCAACGGACTTCATCCTCATTGTTTTACCGGAGACACTAAACTTTACACTAAAGAAGGCATTTTTTCTTTAGAAGAACTTTTTGTTTTACAAAAATCTCTAGCAGTTACCGTTGACAAAAGAATTGTAAATAGAAAAAACCCCGCGAATCAGTTTGGAAACCCAGTTTTAGGAGATGTTTGGCTAGAAAGGCACGAGCAAGGAGCTAAATTTTTAGAAGCCACTCCCGTATATGATACCGGAATTCAAGAATGTTTTGAAATTGAGCTGGAGTCTGGACAAACCCTAAAAGTTTCTGAAGGCCACGAAATGTGGGTTGATGACAACAGTATGGGAAAAAAAATTAAAGCAAAAGATTTACAGATAGGTGACAAAATTCCTTTGCTTTCGGGAGAATCCGGCTTTGGTTTAGATAGTTTTGAAGATATTGCGGAGCTTATGGGAAACCTTATGGGCGACGGATCTATAGGCGCTAGTGCCCAATGGAATTTTTTTGGAGCAGATATTTCTTACGGCGAAGTTTTGCTTGGTAAGGCAAGAAAAGTTTTATCTAACTACTCTAATGCGGCTGTTAAAAAAATAGCTACGGAACTAACAATTAAAGATCCCAACTCAAAATACAAAGTTTCCAAGGCTTCTTTTAGTAGCGGCGTGCTTTCAAAAATATTTAAAGAAGAGTTTGGCCTATCAAAAACTCCAAGAAGGGTGCCAAAAAGACTGTGGAAAGCAGATAAAGCTACGGTTTCTGCTTTTTTAAGAGGTCTTTTTGCGGCTGATGGCCATTCTGAAACAAACCCTTCGATTGTAATTGCTCAAAACGACCTAGAGTTTTTAAAAGAAATTCAAATGCTTTTATCAAACTACGGCATAGTTTCAAGAATTTTTGATCACGGAAAAGAAGAAATTAAAAAAAATATTACATATGCAAATGGCGATGCTCATGAAACAACAAGAAAACCTTGCTGGAGGCTTTGCGTTGGAGGACAAGAGCAAGTAGAAAAATTTGCTCAAGAAATTGGAATGGGCGTGCCTTTAAAACAAGAAAAACTGTTAAAGCATTTAGCTGACTCCAAAAAAGAAAACAAAAAAAGGTTTTCTTGGAGGACGGCAAGGGTAAAGGCTATAAAACCAATTGGAAAAATTCAAACATATTGTTTGACGGAACCGATGACGAATACGGTAACAGCTAATGGAATTGTAACTGGAAATTGTCGTTGTACCCTTAGTTATCTTAGCCCCGGATTTGGATTTAAAGATGGGATCGCTACCTTTATTTCTTTAGGCCATGACGAATACAAAAAGCAAAGGGGCGAATCATGATTGATTGGAATGACCCTAAATCAAAAATTTCAAAGTACTTTACCGTTAAGGAAGCTCTTTGGCTTTCCGAGCTAAACCGTTTAGCCGGACTTCCTGAAGACGATCTTACAGATGAGAAAAAAGCAAACCTACAAAAAACCTTTGCTTGGATGGACAAAGTTAGGGAATGGATTGGAAAACCTATTAAGGTTACAATTGCGTTTAGGTCCCTGTCTTATCACCTTGATCTTTATCGCAGGATTAATGAAAAACGCAAGGCACAGGGACAGCCGGAGCTAAGGGTTCCTATGAAATCCTCTCATCTTTTTGGGAACGCGGTAGATTTTGTTGTGATTGGGATGGATTGCGATTCCGTTCGCCAAAAGATTTTAGACGAAAAGAAGCTAGAAGAGTGGAATCTTCGAATGGAAGACAATGGCAAAGGCGCTAACTGGGTTCATTTAGATGACAGAGCTGTTGGCCCCGGCGGAAGGTTTTTTAAACCTTAAGACTCTTTTTTGTCCTTACCCATTAGATTGGCAAGAATTTCTTCGGACTTTTTTACTTTTTTGTAAAAAAGAAGTTTGGCTAGGGCTTTAGCGTGGGGACCTTTTAGTCCAAACTTTTCTTTGATCATATTGATCAAATGCTCTGCCCCGCTAAAATTATCTAGAGCTTCTCCCCCAACTTTCTTCATTTCCTTAATCAGAAGTTCTTTTGATAAAGCATTTGTCTGAGAGAGGGTGTTTGGAGCGCCTTGAAGGGTCTTCTTTAAAGGCTTAATTTTTTTTGACTCAGCGGCCTTTTCCATAATCAGAACCTGCTCTTGCTCTTCTGACTTAAAAATGGAAGAGCCTTTAAAAAAGCGTTCTTTTGCCGGAGGCGCTTCTTCTTGAGGTTCTGGCCTATCTAGCTGTTCTGCAACGGCTTTTTTGTTGCATGGGGCAATTGTAAGCGTTACTTTTCTAGCAATAGAGTGAGTAATTTCGTTATTTTTCTTTTCAAGCTTTGAGCCCTCAATAGAAAAATTGATCATGTTTTTTGTTTCAGCGCCTTCTTTGCGTTTTTGGGCGTCGTAACGAAGCATTGCAGCAATTTCTTGGGCCTGTTGATGGCCAACGCCGTCTAAAAGCTCCCCTACAATATAGAGAAAAGGGGCCTGGCATTTGTCCCAAAAGTACTTTTGGTGCGCATCTTCACAATCTGTTTCGTTAAAAATCTTCTTGGCCTTAATAATCTTTCCCACGGTTTGGGAGGGGGTGTCATTCTTATGCTCGTAATTAAGCGTTCCTTCGCCACGCTCAAGGGAGGAAATATCAATTCCCTTAACAATGAGTCTTTCGCCGCTTGAATCCAGGTGTTCTGTAGCGGCGCAACCGTGAATTAATGTTCCTGAGCTAGGCGGTTTGTTCATTTTAAGACCTTCTGTTGTAAAGATTGTCTATCACAAAGAAGGCTTTAAATTTCAGCACTTTATTGAAAAAAAAGAGTTAAGTGTTTGTAATCATTATACTATGTGTAAAAACGGCAATAATAATAATATAAGGGCACACTTTTGTCAAAAAAGTTACGCCTTTTATCTATTAACAAATAGAACCCTTATAAGGAGTCAAAAAAATGGGATTTAAAAGCACTGCAAAAGCTGAGGCGCTAATTCGCGACCTCCAAGAAAAACTAGACCTTCGTACTGCGGGATCTGGCTCGGGTCGTGTTAACGGCTCACGTAAGCTAAGAGATAGCGCAGATTGGCCAGCAATTATTCTTTCTCGTAGCGCCAACGAAGCCGCAGGTCAGCCTGCTATCGGCCTTCGTATTCGTGGCGTTGACGCTGTTTCAAAGGATATCTTTGGCGGATCAATCGTAGCAGCAGCACCCCACGTTGCTGAAATTGCTTACGAACTTGACGCCTCTGGAAAGCCTCGTGCAAGCGCTCTCGACCTCGCTAAGGTGATGGTTGAGTATGCTCGCCTTGGTTGCCGTATTCAAGTTAAGGAGCTTGCTAACGGTACTGCCGTTACTCTCGCTAACATGGACGCCGCTTCTGCCGCTGAGGACATCGATTGGTTGCAATGGCCTTCTAAGGGCGTTTAATAATTTACGCCTAAGGAGGTACAGTCATGAATCTGACTCAAGAGCAATACGACAAACTTCTTGCCGATGTAGAGAAAGAGTTTTCTACTCTTCTTGCTAAGGCAGAAGAGCAAGCTGCTCAGCCTCTTGCCAAAGCCGAAGAAGCTAAAAGCGAAGAAGTTAAGGAAGAAATTAAATCCGAAGCTTCGGAGCAACAGCTAGAAAAGGCCGAAGACAAAGAGGAAGAGAAAAAAGAAGAAAAAGAAGAAGAGAAGAAAGACGAAGAGAAAAAAGAAGACGGCGAGCATTGCGACTATGACGACGAAGACAAGGAAGAAATGCACAAAATGTATCATTCCATGTCTAAGGGTGAACTAAAAGCTCATAAAGACACAGTCGAAAAATGCTGGATGGCTAAATGTGGTGAAATGCAAGTAATGAAGTCTGAAGAGCAATCTAAGACCGAAACTCTTGCTAAGCCAGAAGAAGCCAACAAGGAAGTCGAACTTCTTAAGTCTGAGTCTGAATCTCTTAAGAAAGAGAACGAGTCTCTTAAGAAAAACATCGAGCAGCTTACTGCCGCGATGACTTCTTTTATTACCAAAAAGGCCCCGGAACGTAAAGCCGTGACCGACATTGGCTTCATTGCAAAAAGCGAAGAATCCAAAGAAGAAACACTTTCAAAGGCAGAAATCGATAAGATTTTGTCAAAGAAGGCAACCGATCAGTCTTTGTCGAAGGGCGACCGAGATCTGATCAAAAACTACTACCTCAGCGGCGCACCAGTTGAAACTGTTCGCCACCTGTTGAAGTAAACCAGAATAGTTAAGGAGCAAAAAAATGGTTGAACAACTACAATCACTACTGAAAGCCCTGGAGGCAGGTAGCTACAACGCTGCTCCGAGCCAATTGGCTCAGGGTGCGGCGCTTCAGGTAGAAGATCTATCTCCAGTCATGCAAGTCGTTACTTTTGAAGACAAACACATCAAGCTTCAAAAGTCACTCCAAGCAAAAGACTCTAAGTCTCAGCTTGTCCAATTTAATCGCCAGCTAGACTACGGTATCTTTGGCGGTTCCGCTCAATATGAAGGCGGAGTCGGCGAAGAAGACACCTCAAGCTACGTCCGTGCGGTAGTGCCAATGGCCTACTACAGCACCGTTCGTCGCGTAACGGTTGCTGCGAACATGATCGGTGCATTCGACGGCGTTAAAGCCGAAGAACGCGCTTCCGATGACGCTGCGAAGAAACTCGCTGCCGATATCGAATTCGATCTGTTCCACGGTCAGGCGCACTTCTCAAACGCTGGTGCGTTTGATGGTAACCCTGCTGTTATGGCGCAGCTTCCTAACATGATTGGTTTGGATGTCCAAATCCGTCAGTCGGACGCTCAGTCTAACGCTCAGGACCTCATGTTTGCTGAGTACGGTTCGGACCAATCTGTGGTTCTCCCCGTTCACGGCACCATGACCCAGTCAATCATTGAAGACGCGGCTGTCCGCTCGGCGATGAACATGGGCGCTGCTGACAAGCTTATGCTTGATCCAATCAGCATGGCTGCTTACAACAAGATCGCTCACGCTAAGGAACGTATCGTTCTCGCAGGCTCTCCTCAGGAAGCTTCGGGCGCGAACCTCCGCCAACAGTGGACTTCTTCGGCTATCGTTTCTCTCGAGCCTAGCCGTTTCCTCTCTGGTAAGACCAAGCCCGCTCGTAGCCGTGCTGGCGCCGCTGCAGCCCCTGCTGCTCCTGCGGTTGCTGACGCTGGCGCTGCTGGTTCACTTCTCTCTGCTGCTGCTTACGCTTATGTCGTAACGGCTGTTAACGAGCGCGGTGAGTCTGAGCGTTCTGCTTCGGCCTCTGTTACCCCTGCTGCCGCTGGCAACAAGGTAACCGTGACCATCACTGCTGTGTCTGGCGCTAAGTACTACAACGTGTATCGTTCTGAAGCTGGTGGAGCTGCTGCTTCCGCCAAGTTCATCGGACGTATCGCGCAAGGTGCTGGTAACCCAGTATTCACCGACCTTGGAGCTAAACTCCCTGGTTTCGTGACTGGCTACCTCCTCCAGATGGATACCTTCGGTCTTCATCAGATGGCTCCGTACAGCAAGTTGAAGCTGGCTATCAGCGACCTCTCGTTGCCTGAAGCGCACTTCCGTTTCCTCTGCTTGGCTGGTTACCAGCCCCGCAAGAACGTGGTGCTTGACGACATCAAGGGTCAGCTATAATTTGTTAACCTAGGGGTGGGTAAAGCCTGGCTTTACTCGCCCCTTTTTTAGAAAGGATACTTATTATGGCACTTTCAGAAGATACCAAGAAACGACTTGTTATTGCTCTCACCGACGAAGCTGCTGGCCAAGAATTGGCCGATGCTGTTGATGCTGGTAGTAACCCAAAAGCGGCTACCGTAGCTGCTATTGGAACTACCGTCAACCTCCCTGCTGTTGCGGCTACTTTTGCTACTCTAGCCGACGCTAGGTCTGCAGTTGAAGCTCAACGCGCTGGCGCAGAGCCTCGTCTTGATGCTGTCGAGGCAAAAATTGACGCCATCCTTGCGGCTCTTAAGGCCGCAGGTTTGATGGCTTCTTAATCCCCCAAATAGCTTCGGCTGTTTGTGCAAGGGCTCCTGGAAACGGGGGCCCTTTGCTTTTTTATAGCTTCAACTCTGACGCTAAAAACCTAGCAGAAAACTCAAGGTCTTTTAAGTCCCCTCGGTTGTCAATTGTAATATCAAAATCAGCGTTATCAAGATCTCTTTCACTTGGGTCAGAAGAGGGGGAGGAGTTAAATCGCTCTATTCTAACAGTAACTAGGTTTTGGTCGTTTTTTTCTGCAAACTCAACAATTTGCGTCATTTCTGAACCGTAACGCATATCGGTTAGAACAACTTTTTCGTTTTTTGCAATTGTTTGTAAGGCCCTTTGTACCCAATACCTTGAATTTACTGATCTTTTTATAGAACCTTCTAAAATAGCCAAGGCTCGAGGGGTCCAAAAAGATGCCTGTCCAAGTTCTGGAACCTGCCCAGAAGCGGTTCTAAATTCTTTGTATAAAAAGTTTGTTATCATTTGAGAAAACCCGTCTTGGGGGTCAACTGGAAGATCAAGGATTGCCCGTTCTTTTTGGCTTGAATCATCAAGACTTTTGCGGCTAATCCCGTATTGTTCTGACACCATGTCCTTTAAAACGTCGGCAAAGGCCACCCGTCTAAATCCGTGGTTTTCTATCAAAAACTTTGCTAGGGTGTCTTTTCCAGAACCCTTCCAGCCTGAAAGCGCTATAATTGCCATAAATAAAATAACCTCCGTAGCTTAAGTTAAACGTCAGCCTCCGTTTTATGATAATATCATCCGTTTTATGATAATATCATCCGTTTTATGATAATATCACAGTAGAAACCTAGAAGCAAGGGGTTTACGGCAATCTTAAACAGAGAAGCACAAGGAGTCGTAAAGTGAGATTATACGCCAAACCCATTAAGAATTACGCAAACATAAACCAGTTTGATTACGCCTCTGAGTGGACTATTCGCCAAGGCGAGGCAAACACTTTGCATTTTCAGCTTGTAGATGCCGATCAAGATAACCTAAGATATCTTACTTCGGACGGAACCGCTACCGTTCAAGTCACGTTTCCGGCTGTTAATTCGGCTAACATTATTTCAAAAGCCGCTGCTCAAGTAAGCTCTTTAGACCGCTCTATTTGGTCGGTTTCTTTGCTTTCTACTGAAATTCCTGCTTCTGGAAACGTTCAAATTGCGGTTACCGAAAACGGTTCAACCCGACGTTTTAGTCTTTTGCAGGGGCTTATTGTTGAGCTGATTAATGCTGGGGGCTGTTAATGAGCGACTACACAAAGGGTACAAAAGGTTTTGACACTACAATTTACCCCGTACACGCAAATGGGACCTCCGGTTTACTCAAGCGTGTAGAGCCTCTTCTTACCCCAGCAAAGCTTAAAAGCCGTTATCTTAAGGGAATCATAGAAAGGCTTCCTGCCGGAGTGACTTTTAGCGACGAAGAACTTAAGGACCGAATTAACCTGGCTACAAACGAGCTTGAGCTTTTGCTTGGCGTGCCTGTATTTGCAGAACAGTTTAGAGAAAAACCAGCTTTTGATTACAACCTTTACAAAAGTTTTATTCACATTCGGGCACAACAGGGTCCAATTATTACAATCGAAGACCTCGCTATTGTTTCGGCAAACAAACAAAACATCTTTAGAATCCCCGCCGACTGGGTTGAGACGGCAAACTTTCACGAAAGACTAATCAACGTTATTCCCTTGCTTGCGGCTTACGGCGTAAACACCATTGAGGGCGCGGTTGGTAATGCGGGTATTGCGTTTCTTACCGTTTTAGGCGGCCTTGGCTGGGTTCCCGCCTATTGGCAAATTACTTATACAGCCGGGGTGTGCGCAAGTGCCGGCCAGGTTCCAATCCCTGTAAACGAGCTAATTGGATGCATTGCAACAATTAACTTACTTAGTACGGTTGCGCCAAACAACGCTAATACCTCTGTAAGCCTTAGTCAAGACGGGATCGGGCAATCGAGTAGCAACCCAGGGCCACAAATTTTTGTGCAAAGAATTCAAGAGCTAGAAGCTAAAAAACAAGCTCTAATTGGACAACTCAAACGAGTCTTCTCTCGTAAGGTGTTCTTGTCAAATATTTAGGAGCGGACTGTGAAAGAGCTAATTCAAAGACCACACATCATCCTATCAGTAGAAAACCCTGTAGACCCAAGCAAAGCTAAGCGTCCTGTCTCTCATGACGTTGCTTTGAAGGCGCTCGAAAGAGCCGGTAAAGGGAAAGTAGTTGCTCTTAAGGGCAGCTTTGATAACAAACCAGAACAGTCTATTTTAATTTCTGATCCTGATGAAACGCAAACCGCCCTTGCCAGGAAGCTTGCTTCTGATACAGGGCAGCATTCTTATATTGAAAGCGATGGATACAGCCATAAAATGATTTCTGGCGAGGGGCCTCATGCCGGTGAAGTTATTCATGGCAAGGGAACTACTTTTTATTCCGAAAAGCCCAAGGACATGTACTCTACACTTCCAGACGGCACTCACTTTATTCATAACTTTAATTTTGAAAAATCAGAAAAACCTTTTCACGGTTACAATCCTAAAAAACACGCCAAAACCGGCGGTCTAAACGACAAGGAAAGAAAAAGGATTAATCGAGAAGAAGGCCGGAATTTAAAGCGCCCTCAGCCAGAAGGTGGCGCTCGCAAAAAAAGCTTTTGCGCTCGAATGTCTGGCGTTAAGGGCCCTACGTCAAAAGGCGGTAAGCTTACCCCAAAAGGCGCTGCTCTTAAACGCTGGAAATGCAGTAAGTCCGAAGAGCACATTCCTGGCGGTATTGCCTCTAAAGAAGATATTAAAAAGCTGCCAAAAGACCTTTTAGATCAGGGTACAAAAGTTGAAATGGAGCATACCTCTGATCCTAATATTGCAAGAGAAATTGCTGCCGACCATCTAATGGAAGATCGCCATTATTATAGCAAGCTTTCTGAACTAGAAAAGTCTAAAAACGTGCGCGAACAACGCGCTAAGGTTTTTGGTACTGACCCTAACGCCCCTCGCACCTCTGAACGTCGCATGAAAATGATGCAGCGCATTCGAGATTACGCAGAAAAAAAATACGGCCTTCCTTTGGTCACTGCTTCTGGAAAGCGCGACGAATCAGGAGAAGTTCGAGATGAAGGTTATCAAAAACCTTATGACGTGTTTACCCCTAAAGGGGTTGCTCAGGAAAAAAAATATCTTGAGCAATTAAAAGAACAAGGTGAAAAAAGAACCGACCCAAAGCCAGACTGGCGTTCAGGCCAGCTTGAGACCCAGCCCTCTCCTGATGCTGCCGTACATGAATTGGCTCACCTAGATCTAGCCCCCGAAAGCATGACTGCCCCAGAGTTTCAATCTGAAATGGATCGTCGATGGGGCGAATCTCAATCTAAATATGGTCACATGCAGCAAAAGCGTACTCAAGGTGAAATTCAGCCAATGGCCGTTGAAAATCCTATCAGGCGCGAGCTTGGTCTTCCTGCAAACAGGGCGACTAAGCCGGTCAAAGAGCAAGAGTACGCTTTAGACGACCCTTCTCAGCCCAGGTTTGTTGAAGGCCTTGACCCTAAGGGCCGTAAAGCTTTTTACGATCGCCAATCAAGGCTTCAGTCTCCAGAAACTAGGGAACGAAGAGAGGCCGTTTCTAGTGGAACTTTAAAGTTTCATCCAGAGCGCGGCTGGTATAAAGCTACAGATCCAAACGCTCTTATCAGTTTAAGAGCACAAGGAAAGCCTGAAGAGGCTGTTTCTAGACAAAAAGAGCGCTATGGTTTAAAAGATAAAAAGATGGCAGCAAGCGAGGAGCCATTGATGAAACCTTATCACTCAGAAGCACAGCGCCGCTGGGCCCATACCTCTGCTGGTACCAAGGCTTTGGGCGGCAAAAAAGCCGTTAAAGAATGGGACGAGTCTTCTCGTGGGTTAAAACTGCCAGAAAAGGCTGTCAAATCGGTTCCTGATGCTTGCGATTGCGATTTGGAAAAGGGAACAATTGGGCCAAAATGCAAAGAAAGATTTAAATCTTATCAGTCTTCTTTGAATAAAAAAGATCGTTGTTGGGAGGGGTACGAGCCTACGCCAGGTAAAAAGCCTTATTCAAAAGGATCTTGCCGACCAATCAAAAAAGGAGAGATCAAAAAAGCGTGGACTCTTTCTGTAAATAAAAATCCTGACCCATCAAAACAAAGTATCAATTTTTCTCACCCAGAACACGGCACAGTTTCTGTTATAAAACAAAGTGGGATGTACCATGTGCGCCACAATGGAGGAATAGCCGGTATGATGGGTCACAAAGGTGTTTATCCAGACCTAAAGTCCGCTGTTGCACATGCTAACAACTATACCAAGGGTGTTGAATCGGGCAAGATTCAAGGAAAAACATCAATGAATATGCCCAGCCTACCGGGAAGCAGCTCATTGGGTAAATCCGATCCAGGTTCTTGGACGCATAAAGGATACACGTTTTCAGAAACAACTCACCCTAAAACTCCGGCGGGGCATAAAGCTTATTCTTTAACCCATCAACAAAGTGGTAAAACCGATATCCTTTTTGCTCGCTCCCCAGAAGAAGTGGGCAAACATATTGATAGGGTTACCTGGAAGCCTAAGTGGTTTCAAGAGGAATCTGACACTAAAAAAAATGTGGGGTCAGCTCCGGGCAGAGACCCAATGAGCCCTTTTAATAAGAAAGGCTAATATGAGCTGGCTTGGGCTTAAGAAAGCTTTTAAAAAAAGTCTTGCTTTGAAAAAGGCTCCTATAGCCTATCATGGCAGCACTCAAGCTTTTGAAGAGCACACTCGCCCAAAAAAAGACCCTAAGGCCACTCTGAACTATGGCCCTGGCATTTATTACGCTACGGACCCAGAAGAGGCCTCTTCTTACGCCGAGCCTCAAATTGCTCGGGTTGATACGCATGCGCAAGCTTTTTCTGAGGTTCAAAAAGATCCTCAATATAAAATCTATAGAGATAAAGTGGCTCAAAAATTTGGTCTTTCAAGCTCTACGGACACCCGGCATAAAAATTGGGAAAAGTTTGCAGATCATATGTTTGAGTACGACAAGCAAAAAGTCGCAGAAAAGTTGGGCTTAACACCAAACGTTCGTAGAGCAGACGTTCAAGTTAAAAATCCTTTTAATCCGCACGATCCAAAGCACGCTATTAAGGTCTATCAGACTCTAGGCCACGAGCCAAACATGTTTAGGCTCAAAAACGAAGCGGCTGTGGGCGCCAATTTATATCATCATATTGCTCACGAAATCCCTGCTTGGGGTGATATGAAATGGGGAGAGCGAACCTGGCACTTAAACAGGGCAATTAAGCGAGCGGGCTTTGATGGTATTCATGATCAAAAACTAGGTCATATTATTGCTTTCAGTCCAAAACAAGTTAAACCGGCTTTTGGTTCAGAAAAAGCTCCCAAAAAGATGGCGGCAAGCGAGCTAGACAAAGCCGTTCGCGGTCCCCGCAAAGGCCACACTATTGCCCAGCTTGAAAGACTTAAAGAAATGGGTTGGCATAACCCAGACACAGGGACTGAGATTAGTGAGGGAGAAGGCGAAGTCCATCTTATGCAGCTTAGGCAGCAAAAAGCAGACAAGCAGCTTAAGCAAATGATCAAGCCTAAAAAGCCAAAACCTTCTACCGATAAACCCGAGGATTGGTTTGGCTCTAGTGAAAAAATGAAAAAGGGCGTTGCTCGCCGTTTGTTTCCATTTAATCCACAAAAGGTGCCTGAAACTGAACGCGCCGATGTAAATGAGTGGCAGACCTATGGAAACGAGCCTGCGCCTGACCTTGATTATTACAGAGATCCTCAAACAGCTCGGGAAGAGCTTGACCCAATAAATCCTCACGCAAAACAAAGAGCGCTTTTAAAGCTTGCCTCCTATACTAAAACTAGAAAGAACCCATCAACCGGTGAAAGAGAGTTCCTTCTTCATCGCGGAGTTCTTGGTCACGAACACGATTACGTTACTGAAGGCGACAACTATAGCTATAATGCACAGCGAAGCTCTTGGACGCCTCGTTATGATAAGGCTAGATCATTTACTACAACGTCGGGCCACTCCTCAAATGAAAATATGGAATATCCCGAAGAAGAGAGTCGCCCAGGACAAGTTATTTCTGCTTGGATTCCTGAGTCCAAAATTGTTCATACTCCTTATATGTACGGAGGAGTTTCTAGTCCGCACAGTCGAGGAGAAAACGATTATAGAAAAGAACACGAAATTATTGTAGCACCCCACAAAGGGAAAATGGTGCCGCATATGGAGGCCTTTCCTCCTCAAATGCCAACTCGCGCCAATCGAATTGCCGAGCTTTCGCATCAGGCAAAAAAAAGAGCTGAACAAAGACAAGCTATTGAAACCAAAATGAAGCAGCCGCTTCAGCCTAAATTTCCTAAAAAACCTAAAAAGACTGACCCAAATCAGCTCGAGCTTCCCTTGGCGGCTTCTGAGTCTTATTTGTCCTTGTTAGGGTTAAAGAAAAAAGAAAGTTTATATAAAAATTTACAAAAAGCAGTAGCTTCTTCTACCGCTCCTGCCGTTAAAATAAACCCCGAGCACGGCAAGATTATTGCTAACGCATATGAAAACATGAAGCATGATCCAAATCACCCTGAGGTTAAAGCGGCATACGGGGCGCTGGTTGATGAGACTAAGAAACAATTTAAGGACATGCTAAACCAGGGGTTAAAAATATCAAAAATAACAGATCCAAAACACAATCCATACCCAACATCGAAGCATTTACATGCCGATGTTGATAAGGGGCACATGTGGCTGTTCCCCACCGAACTCGGCTTCGGTAGTGAGGCAGATATGCCTAAAGACCACCCCATGCTTCAGCCTACGGAGTTCATGCACGAGGGTAAGCCTCTTCTTGCTAACGATGTATTCCGACTCGTTCACGACAGTATCCATCATAAATTAAGGAATGGTTTTGGTCCAAAAGGGGAGCACGAAAGTTTCCTAGAGCACAAAAAAACATACAGTCCTCTGGCCCAAAAAGCTTTGGCCACAGAAACAATGGGTCAAAATTCATATGTAAATTTTTCTAGTGAAATCGGGCACTTAAATCAAGAAAAACCCGGCAGCGCATATGCCCCCCAAAAGGCCGGTCTATTGCCCAGTGATATAATCAATGGGAGGTGGCATGAATAATTTTAAAAAAACAAGCCCTAAAAAGATTCAAAAACACACAAAAGAGACCGCAGCAGCAGATGCCTTGAAATATAAAACCAAAAGAGAGTGGTGCGAAAATGACGCTGGCAGCTATTTGGCTTCTTTGAAAAATAACTGGATTGACGATCTTTGTAAGCACATGAACAACAAGAGAAAGAAAGCTCCTACTTTTGAAGAAATAAAATCAGCAGCTTTACTGTATAATAGCAGAGGGGAGTGGGATAAAAAAGATAGAAGAACTTACAATCAAGCAAGAAAAATCAACTGTCTTGATCAAGTTTGCCAGCACATGCTGGGCGGAGGGAGATCTGGTCCAGAGTCTGAAATTTTAAACATGGTTAAAACAAAATTTCCTTCTGTTATGTCTAAAATGTTTAAAAATGAAGATCCTAGGTTTCCTTTAAAAAGATACGAATTAGATTTTTATATTCCAGAATTAAAGCTAGGAATAGAATTTGACGGAAAATATTGGCATTCATTTAAAGTTCTTTCTAAAAGAAAAAATTTAACAAAAGAACAGGCTCGCACCTATCATGAAGATAAAGATAGCTTTTTTGAAACATTAGGCATAAAAGTTTTTCACATAAAAGAAGAAGATTGGTATTTAAATAAAGATTTTATAAAAACAAATCTATCGCATTTTCTTGGGCTAGGAACTGCTATGAATAGAGCTAGGCGCGCAAGAAGGCAGTGGGAAGAAACAATAAAAGAAATTCGAGAAGAACTGGGGTCTCTAAATGTCTAAACTTCACAGACTTCACAGAATTTTAACTGCTGAGTATCAACAAGAGCTTAAAGAACTTATTAAGCCTGACAACGTGGGTGGCACAACCAAGCCGTCTTCTATTGAGAAAATGTCTCGGCCCAGAATCACTTTTCCTGGGCTTCCTCAAGTTACAACTCGTCCCGACCAAGAAGTTCAATCTATTGAAACGGCTAGGCAAAAAGAGCTTTTTGGCAGAAAAGCGGCAGCCGATATTAAAGATCAAACAGCCCCCGTATATCAGCTTGGCAGTAAAACAAGTGAGCGACTTGTAAGCAGAAAACAAGAAAGAGAAAAAGAAGCCAAAAGAATCGCCGGTAAATTTGATCGACGAACCCTTGGCATAAATGTTGACACAAAGCATGGCCCTAAATCTGCGGCTATAGCTGGCAAGCTTAGATCAAAATACGAAGAAGGCGATAGCGAATACGAATCTAAAATGGCGGAACACAAGCAAAAAAGAGCTGCTGCTATTAAAGAACATAACAAAAAAGTAGACGAGTGGAGCGCAAAAGCCCAAGAGATTAGGGCTAAAATGCAGCAAGCCTCCACTCCTGAAGAGCGAAATGCTGTAATGAACGAGTTCATTGAGCACAAAGCCGTCGTTCCAAAGTTTAAAGCCCCAAAAGCCCCTTCTAAAAAACGCAAAGCAACAACCGACTTGTCCCCTGAACAGGCGGCGTTAAGAGGAAAAGCAACCAGCGCAACCATTGAGCATGAAGGGTTTCATCATATCTTTGATGACATTGGACATAAATATGGCCCAGTGGCTGCCGCAAATGCAAGAAAAAAGATATTAGAGCAGCATAATTTAGACACTTTAGGAGAAGTCGGCACGTTTATTAGTACTCGGCTTGGGTACAACCCTAAGTCTAGTCATTTTACGGAAGAAGTTTTAGCTCACTCCAGAGACATTCTTGTCAACCCAAGAAAACGCGAGGCCTTTAAACAGTTTTTGGGATCGGAAAAAGCCGACCAACACATTAAAAATTTAAAGCAAGGCCATCAAAGAGCATATGAGGCGGCAAAAAAACTTACTTTGGCAGATATTATGCCGGCAGAAGCTTCTGTTCAGGAGCCTAAAAAAATGGCGGCTTCCGAGCTTGCTAAGGCTCCTGTTGAAAATGAAGAAACTGTAAAACTATACCATATAACCGACAAAGCGCGTTTTAAATTAAACCCAAACTACGCGCCGGAAGATAACGCGGTTGCAATACAAGATCGTTCGGGTCGCAAAGGAATTTATGCGGCACCTAGCGTTGAAGAGTGGGTCAACGGCCATGGTTATGCTCGGCCATTTGTTGCCGAACTGCATGTGCCAAAATCGCTCTTGTCTGACAAAAGCGTTGGTGGCCGATGGGGTCGTGAAAAATTTATACCAGCCGAGCATTTTGACAAAATTAAAGTACACCGCGTCATTCCAATTGACGCTCATGCTCGAGAAACCTATGGCTCACATGGCTGGTTTGAGGGTGAGTCCGGCGAAGAGTTTGATACTGGCAAGCCTATTACTACTAAAGAAACCTATCCTTTTAAAGGCTACCATTATAGTGGAAAAGACGCTCGAGAAATGTTACCGGACGAAGTTAAGCAAATTAAGCAGCGTTTTGCGCAAGGTTACAAAACACGTTTTGGTAAATCCGAACTCCGCAAAGCTCCAATTGAAAACGTAGATACTTCCATAGGTCGGGAAGTACCCGAACATCCTATGAAAGAGCGGTATGAGTATTCGGCTAAGTCTACCGAAGTTGCGCCTGGGATTTATCATCACGCTCTTTTTAGCAATAGAAATCAAGAAGCCCTGCACATGCTAAGCGATCATTCAGACCCCTTTTACCCTAAAGCGACAATATACTCCCAACTATTAGGAGATGCCGAAAAGTTCACCGGGGCCCCTCTTATGGTACAGCTTAGCCAAGTTCATCCTGAGCACAAGGGTAAGGGGCATGGAAAAGCCCTTTACGAGTTTGCTTTGGCCCATCACGGAGCCCTCCACTCCGACGAGCTAGTAAGCCCTCAAGCAGAAGACGTTTATCGTCATCTTGCAGACAAGGGGGCTCAAGTAAAATTTGGCGAGCCAGACACAAGAGAGCGGCACAAAGCAAGAATAATGCCAGGTTTTAAACCTTCTTCGGCAAAACTTGCGGCAAGTGAAAAAATGGGTTATAGTAAAAAAATGGAGAAGGTAACTTTAGAACACTATAGCTCTGTTTCTGGAATTAAAGAAATTGATCCTGCCCACCAAGGGGCCGGTGCCGATGCCAGAACAAAAGGGCGGTCGTCCGAACATCCCCATAGTTTTTACTATCGCAAAGGCACGGCGCTTCCGCCAGAAGACGCGCACATTCATCAAAGCGCTGCTAGCCGTTACGAAATCGATATCCCGGACGATGCAAAGCTTTATGATTTAAGCACGGACCCAGAAAAACATATTGAATCTTTGCGACAAGAGTCTGTGTCTAGAGCTGTTAATCCCGGCGCCGTGTCTATGGACGATATTCACGGAAAGCTAAAAGGGTTAGGTTATCATGGGTTTTATGCTTCTCTACACCCAAGCCTTTCAAACGTTGTGGGCTTGTATCATTCCACGCCTGTTTCTAGAGAGGAGAAACTAAAATGAAACTTTCTTTTGAAGAAATGTTTAAGTCCGAAGACCACAAATCTTTGGCGGCTAAGGGCTTGATGTTAGGCTATCCGGTAAAAGTTCAAGGCAAAACCCACCGCTCAGACGGGATTGCCCACCATGTAACTGTTAAGTTTTTTGAGGGAGAACACGCAGACCCTGAAAAGGCCCACATTGCGGCTATGAAGCTTCCTCTTCAGTCTATTGACGCAACTAAAACTCATGTTAAACCCTTAGTTTTTCCAACTCGATTTGGAACAACGGTTCATGTCTTGGGGCTTCATGGCCCCGGTGTAGACCACGTTGTCCAAAGCCACGAGGCCCTTGCTTCTATGGGAATTCCTGACCGGTTTAAATTTATGCCGCACGTTACCGTAGATAAAGAAATCCATGAAATGGCAAGCAAAAACCCAGAGGCCACTGCAGCGGATCTCGGTTTAGAATTTGGGGAGCCCGAGTTAAAGTTGGGGCCAGAAAAACTTCATGCTTATAGCAAGATGAAAAAGTCTGTAAGGGGCGCTCTAACCGCCTTGGGGATTGCGGCGGCGGTAGCCGGCGGCCCAACCGACATAAAAGAAAAACCCATCCAACCCCCTACGCAAGCTCAACATAGAAATGCAGTTAAGCATAGATTTTTGTCTTCTGTTCAAGAGGTTGAATCGCGTAGCGGAAAAGACACGGAGCATGCAAGTATTGAAAGTGGTCCCTTAAAGGGGCAAAGAGCTTATGGAAAATATGGGCTTATGCCTATCACAATCCAAGAAACTGTAAAAAGCCATCCCGACTTAAAGCGTCAGTATGGTAAGATTTTAAATCTTAACCATCAGCAGGTTCATGGCTACATGAAAGCCCATCCCCATCTTGAAGATGAAGTTGCGGGTAGACACACCGACCGCCTTATACACGTTTTTAACGGTGACGTAGATTCTATGGCCATGGCATGGCTAAACGGCATTGCCGGGACAGTCCGGGCTAAGCAAAACGGCAAAAACCTTAAAGACCATTGGTACGTTAAAAGAATTCGAGCGGCATCTGGTAAGCCTTTGGAATCACAAAAGAAGTCTAAGATCAAGTAATCTTTAGAGAAAGAGGTTTTTATGGACGTTAAGCCGTCAGAAATTGAAGAAGTAAAAGTTATTGGAAACATTGAGGGCAAACCCGTAAAGCTAATTAAAACCGCCGGAGGTTTTTGGATGGCTATTGGAGCCCCTCGAGGAAAAGCCAAGGAAGAGGCTTTGGCTGCCGGCTCTCACCCCGCTATCGTTAAGTATAACGTTCAAAAACAACACTCCGATTATCAGCCCGTTCTTGAAAAAAGCGAAACGGAACCCGAAACAGATGTAACTGGTTTAAGCGAACTTCTCCCTAAAACCTCGAGAGACCAGGGTTTTGATCTTTACAGTCTTAAAAAAGGTAATGAAATTAACTACGTAGTTACTAAATTTGGCTCTGAGGCCATTGCCTTTCGTGCCACAATTGTAGACGACGCTGTTGTTATGGCAAAAGCCAATAAGCCGTCTCAAGAGCCCATACAAGGTCTTGGCGCTGCAATTACACAGGCTCTTGTTCGGGACGCAATTGATTTGAAAAAAAGCGAAATCGTACACGGCTCTATTAAGCTTAAGGTTAAGGCTAAATAACATGTGTATCCAAATCCAGCAACAGGATGTTTCTTTTGAATATGATGAAAACGAGTGTTTTTACGAGCAAATGAAAAAAGCGGATTTGGTCAAAATAAAGTACGCAAAAGAAGATTCTCAAAAAATAAGCAATTTTGTTGAAAGACTAGAAGACGGCCTTTCAAAAGGAGTAATCCCCTTAATTGCTATTGATGTTGATTATGATAGCTATTTAAAAGGCTATGCAATCAAGAAAAAACTTGGGATTCTTGCAAGACATTCTGAAATTAACAAGCTGATTAACCTCTTGGTTCTTTCTCAGTTTACGCTTGACTCAAAACTGAAAAGCCTCCACGAGGAAATTGTAAGGATTTCTAACTATGCCAAAAAGGAAGCCTAGAGGCCACCAGCTAGATACGATTAGTAGAATTGGAGATCTGGCCCAGCATTCGTTTGATCTATCAAAACAAGATCAATTTGTTACTTCTTTAGGCATTCAGTTTGTCCATTATAAAGCTATGCCCTCACCAATTGGCCTTAAAGAACGGGGGGACTACCGCCGCAGCGACGCCCTAGACACAATCAGCTCTAACGGGATGCTTTATACTAAGGCAGGTTGCTTTACCGCAACTATGTCGGATAACTCCCGGTCACAGTCTAGAAGTGACGGCGGCATTTTGGACCCTTCAACCTCTCGAATTATTCTTCCTCGGTTCTACGATAAGAACGAGGAAGTAGCTGCCGGAAATCGTATTTACATGGCTCCCGGAGACCGAGTTTATATTTCGGACCCTAATGCCGACGTACTTGTCTCTAACTATCAAAGGATGACTTATGAAGCCGACCAAGACAACCGGCCTATGTTCCCAATTGTTAAAGTCGAGATGATCACAGACAGCAGGAATCAAAGCTATCAAGAAGGGGTAGATTTTGAAATTACCTGCGCGGGAGACATTAGGTGGCTTTCGGGAGGCTCAACCCCAGGAATTGACCTCGACACCAAAGAGGGTAGGGTTTACTCCGTCAGGTACCTTTATAAGGCCTTTTGGTATATTGTCAGCCTTCCCAAAGAGGTTCGGATGACAAATGTAACTACTGGTGGCGTCCGTTCTCCAGAAAGAATGCCCTATCATGCTGTTCTTCAAAGAGAATACGTTTATCAGCAACAAATTAACGGCGGCAAAAACCAGCCTCAAGACCAAAAAACTGACCGAACAAGGGAAGACCCCCAAGACGGCATTGACCCAGCAAACCCTCAAATCAAGGTCAATATGGACCTATTTGATGAGGAATCTTAGAGACAATCTTAATAAGGTAGAGGTATACCATGGCAACCCCAAAACGTAGAAATTCTTATATCGGCACGGTTGACCCCAGTTCAATCGCCACTAACACCTATAACGACGCGGTAGGCGCCCAAAAAAACATGGAAGCTGGCCACCACCTTTTGCCAATTCCGGCTGGGGGCGCGTTTACATGTGATGCAACAACTGCTAGGGCTATTGAAAAAGGAAAAACCTTGGCCATTTATAACACAACCAGTACGCTTTATTCTGCAACTCTCGGCGATTCTGCCGCTATGGCTTCTTTGGCTCCTGGAGCTACTGATGCCAGCGGAAATGTGGGCATTCCTTGTATGGGCAATAATTGGACTTACATTGCCAACTATGACCGCCAGTTTGTAAGAACAAGCAACGCCGCTCTTTTGGTGTTTATTGTAAAAGATGAGTCAAACGTAATTCTCGAGTAACAAAATGGCAAAATGGTCAGACCCAGCAGAAAAATTTCTTCTGAAGGCTCTCGGCCAAGAGGGGCTAGAAGCGCTAGAGAAGTTTGAGCTGGTTAAAGAAAAAACGCAGACCGTTCTAGATCATGAAGAGATTAGAACGGCCCTACAAATTGTGCCCCGCACAATTTTGAGCATGCTTTATCATGAGCTTGCTCCTATGCCCGATCATTCTAATAAAGAAATAAAGCTCCCTGTTGAACCCGAAGCAGTTCTTAGTGTCACAAAAATGGCAAAAGACGTTTATTCTGGTTCTATCCAGCAAAGGGGTAAAATTGTATCTAAGTTTCAGCACAGAAGCTTGCCGGGAGTTGGTCTAATTATAATGACCGCCTTTGAGCTTTACGAACAAAAAGATATAGCCGAGCTTTCTAGTCAGCCAACATCTTCTCCTACCATTGATCAAATACAAAAAATAATCGACGAAAGGCTTCAGCTTCAGTCGATGATATCTAATTTAGTAGACAAAAGAATCTCCCAAAGAGAGGCGATGGAAAGGTTGATTTCCATCAGACTAAATCAGATGTTTGAAGAACACAAAAAAGCAGAAGAAATTGTGGCAGACAAAAAAGAAGAGCCTGTTAAGCCAGAAAAAAAGCTTAAGACATTTCTTGATAAAGTTAAAAACAAAAAACCTCAAGAAATTGTTATAAAAATGGAAAAAGGTGAAAGTTTTTCCTGCCCAGACTGCGGTAAAAAGATCTTTGATCAAGGCGCTTTCTCTGGATGTATTTGTTATGGTGACGACAGAGGCAAAGCTGTTTACTTAAAAAAGACAGAGGGCGGCGTGTCTATTAGGTTCTCTAAAGGGTGGGACCAAGAAAACATTGAAATGCTGCTAGATACCCTAAAGAAAAGGAACGGCGGAGGTTGATATGGCGCATTTTTTTGCAGCCTTAGATGGCGACAATGCAGGAAGTCATGTAGGTCAAGCGGTTCTTCACGACGACGTAGAAGCTTTGGCTGATATTTCTAGCCGAATTGATTCGGCAAATCAAGCTGTTAAACAGTGGGTAGAAGCTCACGGCGGCAAAATGATTAGCTTTGGCGGTGACGAATCTACTTTTATGATCGAGGCAGAAAGCCTTGAGGCTCTTGGAGACATGATTGAAGAGCTAAGGGATCAATACCAACAAGTTAGCGGTTTTACTGTCACTGCCGGTATTGGAGAGTCTTTAAGCCAAGCTGGAAAAGCGTTGATGGCAGGTAAGCTTGTCGGCAAAGACATGGTCATGGAATATAACGACCATGTTGAAGCTATTCTTGAAGAAGCCCACAATCATGCTGGTGCGGGCGAAGGAACAGAAGAAGAAGAAAAGCTCGATGAAGCTTATTTGGGCGACCTTTTTGGGGACGAAGACGGCGCTGAAATGGAGCCAAAAGAATCTATAGAACCGGGTTATCTTCATGATGAAGGTGAAGAAGAACCCGGCGATGAAGGTCAAGAAGAAGAGCATGGCGACGAAGAACAACCTGCTTCCCACGAGCATTTTGACGGTGAAGAGCACTATCTTGAAGGTGAAGACGAAGATGAAGAGCAGTCTGCCGAAATGCTTGATGGCGATGAAGAAGGATCGCAAGATTTGCAAGAACAGCCTTCCGAAAGCTCTTTTGGCGATTTAGAAGGTGTAGCCGGAGACGCCGACGTTCATTCCCCAATTGGGCAGGAGATAGCGCCCGAACATGTTGTTCACGGGGAAGACTCTGAAGATGAGGAGTCGCTAAATTTCCAAGACGCTAAAAACATGATGGCAGAGCCTTCCGAAGAAGCGCCTGAGTCTAATTTTGAAAACGAAGAGCCTATTCAAATTGCCGGCGCAGTGGACCAGGAATCTGAAGAGCCAAAAATGGACGAGGAATTGTCCACCGAAGAGGAAGCAAAGGCCAATGAAAATGCTCAAGAGGCTAGTCCAGAGGGCGAAGAAGAAGTCAATCCAGAAATGGAAGCGTTTGGCCAAATGGTTGATGAGGGCGTTCAAGAAGATGATGAGGCGCTTAAAAATAGGATAGCTCAAGCTCTTGCTAAGTTTAAAGAGCAGAAACCTGTCCTTGAGGCCGCTGCATCTCAAGCGCCGGAGCTTTACGAAGCAAGCCTTGAGATACTTAAAGTCATGATTGATATGGCAAGGCGGCTTTTTCCTCCGCAAGAGGAAGATCAACCCGAACAAGTTGAAGTTCCATCAGGATCAGCACCTTCTGAGGAGGCGCCCAAAGACCCAAAAATCTAAGGTCGGTGGGGAAGAGCGTGCGCCTTCCGACCAAACGCACTACAAGGCACGTTGCAAAGCCACAAATCCCCGAAGGGGCTGTTAATCTTAAAGGTTATCAAAAGGTAATAGACAACCAAACGGGGCGCGTTAGGTACGTGGATAGAAAAAAAGGCGTCATTTTGGATGCCGGTGGAGATCCGACAACGGAAAGAGATTAATGAACAACCTTAAGTTTACTATCAACGCAGAAGAAATGGCGGCTGCTTTCGGCGAAATGAAGCAGGCTGTTGAGACTGCTTTGACTAAAGGCGTTCAATCTCTTGCCAGCATGACTCATCAAAAAACGATTGAGCTTGCAAATGCTAAACTTAAGAGTACCAGAAAGATTTACACCGACAATCTATCGTTTGAGCAAGTTGCTCCGTCTATTTGGGTTGTAAGCCTGTCTGAACCAGCCTTGTGGATTGAAGAAGGCCGCAAAGCAGGAAGCATGGTTGATGACCTTTTGCGCAAAGGAGCAAAAACTAGCAAAGACGGAAACCGTTATAAGGCAATCCCTTTTGAGCATAGCAAGCCAAGCTCCCAACAAACGTCCGGCCAAAAAGACCTTGTTGCTCTTATCAAGTCTACATTAAAAACATACGGCCTTGGTGTAAAAAAAATTGAGTATGACCAAAAAGGAAGTCCTAGGGTTGGTCGGTTACATAGTTTTAATATCAACAGTCCCTTTCCAAGCCCAAGAGCCTCTACTCCCGCCCTATTTGGGCTAACAGTTTATCAGTCTAAAACGCCCGGTGGAAATGTTCGTCGAGATGTTATGACGTTTAGGATGGTTAGCGATAAGCACAAGGGAAACAAGTGGATTCATCCAGGCAGAGATGCCGATAAGTTTATGGACGCCGCTTTGGCCTGGGCTGAAAAAGAATGGGAACAAAATGTCCTTCCTAGCATCCTTAAGGAGTTCGAATGATCTTCGCCGGGGATGTAGTTATCAAACTAGCCATTCAACAGGGCCTTGAGGATCTTAGAAAAAATCCTTGGCTCTTGGACGATATTTTGGGTCAATTTTCTTCTGAACCGGCTATGGCCTCAGTTTATGGAAAAAAAGAAATTGACGCCGCAAAAGAATGGTTTTTAAACAACAAAATTGATATTTACATGCGCTATAGACTAGACAAGGATCAGTTTCCTTGCATCACGATTGCGCTGGGTAGTTCAAGTGAACTAGACGAAATGAAGCATATGGCAGACCAATCTACAGAGGTTGTTACGCTTATGCCAAACGATATTAACAAGCCTATTTCTTTTGTCGTAAAACCTTTTACCCCTAGCTCTTACGATGATGATCTAGGTGAATTGGTAGCCCCAGCCTCTGTCTCTTTGCGCCAAGTTAGGCCAGGTATGATTTTGGTTGACCCCGACACCGGCAACGGCTGGGTCATTAGGGATGTGAAAAACAAAATAATTGAAATTGATTCAGGTCTTGGTGTCAGCGCAAAAAGATTTGCGGTTGTTCCTCAATATCAAATTTATAAAGCTAGGCGCGAGCATAGTTTTTTTCAAGAATCTTATAGTATAGGGTGTCATGTTCATGGAGACACCGCCCCTCTTCTTTGGCTGCATGCTATCGTTGTTTATTCCTTACTTAGATACAGAGAAAGCCTTCTTGAGGCCAGGTCTTTTACTCAGTCCAGTATCAGTAGTTCGGACCTAGTCCCCAACAACGATTTTGGTGGTCCGGGCGGAGAGAACGTTTTTTCTCGGTATATTACCTTGACCGGAATGGTTGAAAACACCTGGCTTAAAACCCCAACTAGGGTAATAGAAGGCATTGATATTGTTGAGAAACAAGAGGGCGATGTCCTTAAATCTGGCATCAAAATATTAAGCAATCTAAACTCTCCCGAAGATCTTGATACTGAAGACGATTCTTGGACCACGATTAAAGAGTAGCAATCTTAAATATATGAACGGCAATAAAGATCTAAAAACTGACCTTAGGAAAGCGATTGCAAAGGCTATTGCCAAAGCCTATCGCGCAGGCAACCCTATGGCCAGAGAAATTGTTGGGAGCGATAAAACTGCACAAAAAATTGTTAACGACATTGCCGACCCCAACAAACATGCTGACGTTCCCCCAAAAGAGGTCCCAGCAAATGCGGAGGCTGTTTTACATAAGGACGTTTTGAACCCCGCTCAAAGACAGCAAAGAGCTGTGCAGTCTCAAAAAGAGGCTCAGGCAAAAGCTGCCCTTGGACAAAGGGACGAAAAACTTCCTTCTAAGTCGGGGCAAATCGGTTATCTAAGAAGCCATCAAGGAAATGTTGTTGCCCTTTCTGAGAACGCCCCAGAAAAAGGCGTTGGAAAGCTTAAAAAGTTTATGGAAGGGGTTAAGGCTAAAAAGAGATAATACTTTGATATTATTGACATTTTTTATTTTAGCCAATCTTTAGGGTATAGGAGCTTTATCGTGAGCAAAAAAGAATACACACCGATTGAAGTAGCCAAATCAGTTTTGAAAAAGACTGAAGAAATGATTAAGTCTTGGAAATCTATGGCCAAAGCTGCCAAAGACTATCCAAAAGCTTTGGCTGCAGAAAACATTAAAGAGCACATGAAGCATAAAGAAGAGCACCCTGGCGGCGCAAAACAAGCCGTTGCAATTGGTATTGAACAAGCTCGTCACGGTGAACACGAAGCTAAAAAATCCGAAATGGAAAAAAGCGCTGAGGTAAATAAAAGCCCTGCTCAAGCGGCTCAGCTAAAAGGCGTTTCTGTGCCTAAACCCCCTCAAATGCCTAAGCAGCAGGCTATGAAATCTCCTCGCCCTTTGAAGCAGTTTATGCAAAAAAGAGAAGGCAAAAAGGGCGGGTCCAAATAATGGCTAGACCTAAAAACCCTGAGAAAAAGGATCGAGTTGAAGAAATGAGAGAAAAAATTCAGGAAGCTCAAAAAATTGAACGACCTGGTCAGGCTCTGACTGAAATAGACGAGTCTAAAAGCCGTCTTATGTTTAATGATTTTTGGGCTTCAGAAAGAAAAAGCTTTGGTCAGCCCAGAGAAATTGAAGAGATTTTGTGGGCACACCTCAAAGCAATCAAGTGTGATCGCCCAGAGAAGTTTGAAGAAGGGATTGCTCACTTCGGGCTTAAAAGGTAAGGGAGTAAAATAACATGTCGCAAAGATTAACCACCTCATTTATTAATACGAATATTCCTGGGGCATACCCAAATGTTCAGGTACAGTCTACGCCTGTTGGTATTAGTACCACTGGCGTTGTTGCTATTATCGGAGAGGCCGAAGGCGGAGAAAGCTATTCTAATGAATCTCTTAAGGATAACTTTTTTACCTCTGATCAGCTTGATAAGGTTGCTGCCAAGTACGTTAAGGGTCCAATTGTAGATGCAATGCGGGCCCTCAGCGCCCCTTCTGCGGACGCTAACATTAACGGAGCTGCTTCTCGCGTTTACGTTTTAAAAACAAACGCCGGCGCAAAAGCAAGTGCTGTAGTTGATACTGACTATGGGACGCTTAGCGCTCAAAACTACGGAACTGACGGAAACAAAGTCAAATACCGAATTGTTGCGTCTCAACTTGAATCCGCTCCTAGCATCACTGGAACTACAATTCCTGCGTTTGGCGCGGCTTTGAACTCTGCGGTGTTTAAAATTCGCCTTAACGGTGCAGCCGAACAAACTATCACCCTTAGTTCAACTCCTGCTAACCACGCTGACGTTGCTACCTTAGTTACCGAACTAAACGGCTTGCTTCCTTCCGACGTGCGTGCAGCGGCTGGAGCGGCAGCTAGTACCTTGAAGCTCTATGTTATTGTTGACAGCGCCAATTATCGTAAAGGTTTTGGTAAAGCTCTTGAGCTAATTGATAGCACTCCAGGTAACTTGGCCAAACTTGGCCACGTTGCCGGTCTTGTTAAAAGCTCGGCTGAGTCTGCAGTTGAAGTTCAAATCACTCGTTCCGACATCAATCTAAACGAAGCACTTAACGCCGCTGGCGAAATTGCTCTTGAAATTGGTTATGTTGGAACCACGGCTACTTTGAGCATTGTTGCCAACACGCTTACCACCACGGTGACCGGCGGATCAGGTGCAGCTCTAAGCATTGATATTTCTCAGTTTCAAACCGTTAAAGATTTGGCTGATTTTATCTCTTCTAAGGCCGGGTATACCGCGATTGCTTCCGCTGCAGGGGCTCAAGCCAAGCCTTCTTCCCTGGACAAGGTTTCTGTTGTTGGCATCTGTTCGACTGGCGCTTCATTGCGTCCAGGCCGTGTCAAGAAGTCTTTGGCTAACTTTAAATCCGCTATTGCAAAAAGTGCGGCAGTTAGCTTCTCGGCCTCTGACATTGACGGTCTTCCCGCCCCAATGGCTTCTCCGGCATTCTTGTCGGGTGGAGCAAAAGGCGCAACTCTTGCTGTTGATATTGTCAATGCCCTGCTAAAACTAGAGGCTGCTCAAGTCAACTTTGTTGTTCCGCTGTTCAGCCGAGATGCGACCGACGATATCTCTGAAGCGCTCACTGAATCTAGTTCAACTTATACAATTGACGCTGTCCATGCTGCGGTTAAGAGCCATTGTTTGAAAATGAGCACCCCGGCTCTTAAACGGCACCGTCTTGCAATCCTTTCTTACTCCGGCGCTTTTGCTGATGTTCAAGATAAGGCGCAAGCTTTGGCAAACTACCGCATGAGCATGACCTTCCAAAAGGTCAGCCAAGTTGACTCTTCTGGCGTAGTAAAAAGCTTCTTGCCTTGGTATGGAGCTTGTGTTGCTGCAGGGATGCAAGCGGCTGGATTCTATAAAGGTATTACCAATAAGTTTGCTAACCTTATCAGCTTTGAAGATCCTTCAGGGTTTGATAGCGGCAGCCCTGGCGACGTTGGTACTGGCCTTGATTCAGGTCTCTTGATTCTCCAGCGCCTCACCGCCGGTACGATTTGGGTATCCGACCAAACCACTTATGGGTTTGATACTAACTTTGTATATAACAGCTTGCAAGCCTCTTACCTTGCCGATATTGTAGCAATTGACCTTGCAGACAGTTATCAACGAGCTTTCGTTGGTCAAAGCTTGGCCGATGTTGACGTTGGAACGGCAAAGAGCTTCATGGCTGCAAAAATGGACAGTTATAAACGACTTAAGTTGATCTCGTCTAGCGACGATGCTCCGCTTGGGTATAAAAACGACAAATACAGAATCAACGGCCCGATTCTTGAAGTAAGCGTTGAGATTAAGCTTAGCACTACGATTTACTTCATTCCGATTAACATCGAAATCAGCCAGATTCAACAGGCGTCAGAGTAATAGAAGGAGTATAGAAAATGGCAACTAAAGTCTTTACTGGCGGTAGAGCCAAACTATTCGTAGACAACCAGCTTGTTGGGATCTTTGAATCAGTAAACTACGGAGCTAACGTAGGGGTTGAACCTATTCATATCTTGGGGCGCTATTCGGCGGCTGAGATTACCCAAACCTCTTATGAGGCTGTTTCGGTTCAGTGCTCTGGTTTCAGAGTAATTGATCAAGGCGCCCATATTCTCCCTAAGTTCCCTAAGCTTCAGAATCTTCTGCAGCTTGAAACTGTGACCCTAGCTATTACCGATCGTCAAACCGGAAAAACCGTTATGACGGTCACCGGTTGCGTTCCAACCTCTTATAGCACCGGGGCACAAAGCCGTGGAACTAGCCGTATTCAAATTACGTATACGGGTCTTAAGCTTACGGACGAATCAGGAGATCAGGGCGAAGCAAATTCGACCGATCTTCCTTAAGATTTTTAACCAGCTTAAAAATGGCGAAGGGCTCCTGGAAACAGGGGCCCTTTGCTTTTGCGGCAATCTTAAGTATGAGGGCAAGGGCTCTTTGTTATTGGGTAACTAATAGCAGGTTAGGAACAGGAAAAGATCAATGTTTACCGAAAGAAAGCTTCTTGGGGTATCCCCCCGTCCGCTTACAGCAAATGGAACTGCTTACGGTCTTGTCACCGTAGCAAACAGTGCTGGCCTATTTGTTAAACAGCAGGTTATCCTTTCTAACAATTCAACAAGCGTAGTTTGTGAAATTAAACGCTTCATTTCAGATACCCAGTTCTATGTGGGCCCCAAAGGCGGGATTGACCAAAGACAGGACTTAAGCGCCTTTACCCTTGCTACTTCCCCTCAAGTTTCAGCTATCGAACAAGACCGTCAAAACATTCGCCCGGATGACTTTGAGCGAGCTGTTTACGTAGAAGAGCCCGTTGTTGCTAAGCGGGTTATTCCCGTTGACTCCAGGGGCAAATACTATGACAGCTCAAACCCTGCTCCTGTTTATATTTCTGATAAAGCTATTTATGACAAAATTGTCATTACTCGAGATCTTGATAAAGATATCTCAAAGGTTGAGTACAAACTTGATGGCGTTACTCAGGATCAATATGATCTAGTCTATGACATTGACAAAGACCTTGTCGAGGTTAACAGATCATGAGCAAAATAAAAGACAGATTAAAATTTGAATTTAACCCAATTACTAAGCAGCTTGATTTGGTTTCTGAATTCAACGCTGACCGTCTAGTAACACATAGCCGCAACGTAGCTGACAACCCCATGCAGATGTATGACCCTGTTTTAGGGATGCATTTTGATGTTGACGCACAGCTTGTTTACGATGAAAACGGAAACGTGGTGACTGTATGAGCATGCATAAGAAGCTTACAGGCACCGATTTACATGCACCGAGTAATAACCTGGTTGAAAACCAAACGGGCGTTACCATTGCGGCTATAAGGGCCGTAAAGTTTGTTGGGGCTGGAGTATACCCTAGAATTGAGCTAACTAATAATAGCAGCGACGTCGTAAGAGGCATTACTCAAGCCGAGATTACTAATGGGGCTATTGGCTATATAACCTCGCTAGGTCTTATGTACAACGTAAATACTGCGGCTTACTCGGTAGGAACAAAGCTTTATGCGGGTGCTAGCGGCGTTTTAACAAACATGGCTTCGGGCCTTCCTGTTGCTTATGTTCTTAAATCAAATGCTACAACCGGCATTCTTTACGTTGCCAATACTGGGGTAACTTCGGACGATATTGCGGCCACTTCTTTTCCTACGCAGGCTCAAATCAGGCTTATGTGGTCAATTGCCTATCCTTTTGCATATGCCGAATATAGCTATAATGGAACTGGCGATATTGTAGATTATAATATTTGGAGTGATAACACTAAAACGATTCACGTTTTTAACAAACATTTTAGCTATTTGCCAAATGGCGATTTAACTCAAATTTTTACAACGTTTTATTTAACGGGAGATACTTTGACTAGAGATATTACTTATGACCTCAACGGTCAAATGATTAATACTCAGGATTCTTAAGAGGTAGTTATGAAGACAAGCTTAGTAAATTTGCAAGCATCTGTAGGAACAACTTACGACAAGACTCGTACATCGATGCTTGGTCGCCCATTTCAAAAAACAATTAGTGGACAACAAGCAATCGGTCCTGCTTTGACAAGCTTTCTTGACACTCAAACTGTTGCAGGTATTGCGCCACAATTTGTATTTTATGTACCATCACAAAACTTGCTGTTTTGTTCTACAAACGGTACTGGTGTTACTCAAACAATAGCAGTTTTTAATTTTAATAGAAATACGGGCGCAAGCTCCTACATTGGTCGTGTGATTCTACGTTTGGGTGATGGTGTTGCTGCCACAACTCATACTATTCGAGGATTTTCTGCATGGAGTGACGGCACTAACGTTAGATTAATTCTTGGAAGTGCTGCAGTAGCTGCAGCTTATGGTGGAGTATATGTTGCATATTGTACCCTTTCACAGTTTACACCAAGCGGAACAACAATTTGGGCGGCATCTGGACCGGGACAAAATGCCGTATACAATTTAACTCCTACAGACTATTACGGTCCAAACGCTGGTACAGGACTTCAAAACAGTCTCTGGGGCGTAGCTTACCCATACTTATCCCCAAGTGGGGCAATTAATACCAAAGTTTACTCTATCTGTAATACAGTAGCCGCTCCAGTAGTATTTGGGTTTGATCTTGCTACAACTCCTGATGTGTCTGGTCAAATTATTTCTGGCGTAAACTGTGTAGCAAATACTGTCTATGCAAATACTCACTCTGCAGCATCCCCAAACGGTTGCTATTTCAACTCTGCAACTTTACCTGGCTATCAATTTACCACTGGTGCTAACGAAATAGTTGTTTTGCTGAACGGAGCAGCAACAGTGCCAACCGGAACAAGTATTGTTGCTTGGAACCCCGGTTCTGCACAGACTGCAACAACCAATCTTGCTCTTCGAGATGCTCAACGTCAATATTCATTAACCTCTCTTGCTCTTCCAACTTCATATAACTTTACAGTTACAGCAACGACTCAAATCGTATATGCCGGAACTCAATATACCAATAACGCTCAAACATTTACAGTTCCGACGCAAAACGCAGCCGCTGTAACTGCGATTAGTACGGTAGGGACAGGTGCTCCAGCCGCTTCAGGGAACTTATCACTTGTAGCAAACCAGCGTCTTTTTACCATCACAGCACTTGCATCGCCTATTGTACAAGGTGCGGTCTATGCTCACAACGGTAACAACTATACACTGAACGCATCACAACCAACCGGAGCAACATTCTTAGTTGCAACTGAGTCAGGAGTTCCTCTTGCTTCTGGAACTTTAACACTTTCAAGTGGTACTGGTCCTGCAACAATTGCTTTTTCTGCACAGAGTACCGCTGTGGGTCAAACTACTATAGCATTTTCAGCTAACACATCAGTTAACGGTATTGTTGCTTCAGGCGCAACTCCTGCGACCTACACGAATACTTATAGTGGTCAAACATTTACATTCAACCTTGTGCAAAACGCTGTATCTGGCACAACCTCACTTGTTGCGCCAATGAACTTAAATACAAACGCAACCAACATTCAAGTCCCTGAATCTCTTGGTGTGCTTGTAAGAACAAGTGCGGCAAGCACTGGTCCTGCTACAATCACTTATACTGCATCCTCTGCTGGTAATTTTTTCTTTAACCTTGCAACAATTGCAGCAGTAACAACACTTCTTGTTCCTACATCTACGTCTACCGGCTTTACCGTGATGCGAGCAAACGGGATGAGCATGAACCAATTTATTGGAAGAACTCCAGTTACGGGTTTTTCTCCTGCTCTTACCGGAACACTTTTAACCAGCAATGTTTTAAATTATGCTCGTCCACAATCTGTACCACAAAACCCAGCACTAAACGACACTGATTGCCTTGCCACTGCAACAAGTACTAACTTATATTTAGGAAGGGTTTCTGAACTATTTCCAGTTTCAACCACAGGTAATACCACTATTGCTTCTATTACGGTAACAGGTATCTCTTCGACTTCAGGTATTGCGATTGGTATGGCGGTAGTTGGTCCAGCAATTCCAGCAGGTACAACAGTTGCGACCGTGGGTGTCGGTACAATAACTTTGTCACAAGCAGCTAACTCGACTACTACTGGTTCGGCTTTAAGTTTTGGTACAAATAACTGGACATCATTATCGACTTCAAATGCTCTCGGAACTGGTATTGATATGGTTGCTCCTACCGTCGCATTTGCACGTTATGGGGCAAGCAATACTGGTAATGACGTTGATCGTTTTGTTTATTCTACCGGAACATCGTCTATTGTTATAAAGTCATTACAAAATAACGTAATTCAAGAATTTATCGGAGGTACATCAGTTCAGTATTATGAAACCCTCAACCTTTCAACAGTATCAACTGGGGTTGCTGCCCTTACCGGACTTGAATGCCGAGGCGGTTGGCTTTTTATGGTTAACGGAACAACTATTGGACAGCGTGGTATTGTGTGTGCTGATATTTGGTCTGATCATAGTTATGGTAACAGTGCTTTAATTTCTGCAATTCAGTATATTGCTCCGGGTAGCGTGTTTAAATACGTAAATACGCTTGAACAACTTTTTGATCGTACTGCATCCAGCTATTTCTGGATTAGGTCTGCATTAACTGCAAGCGATGCAGCTTTCAACACGGCACAAATTCCAACCCCTGCTTCGCCCGGAAACTGGACTTTGATCAATACAGCTCAAGACCTTCAAAACGTAACAATCGGACCTTATTTTCAAATTTGTATTACTTATATAACACTTGATCTAGCAGATCAAACCCCTGCTCAAATTAGTGATATTGCCTATACCTATATCTTACCCGGAGAAGCAAGTTCTAACTGGGCACCTAGCGTTGACAATTCTTCTCAATCTGGAAACTCACCGATGTATATTGCGTGGAGATTACAGATTCCATATTCTGCTTCAGTTCCAACTTTGTATGTTAGGGGTTACGATGATTCTGGTAATCTTGTAGCTTCTTATAATACTTCAGCAAATGCTTCAAGTTTTCAGTATACAACTAACAACGGTACAAGTTGGACCTCACTTGGAACTATTCCAAACGTGGCTTTAACTACTGAAGTTAGAGTTACTGTGTCTTCGCCTCCTGTAACCAACAGGATTAACTGGAGCATATCGGAAAGCTAATATATGCCTAACCCATCAATTTACTTCTTAGGAAGTTCAATAGTACAGAAGCCCGCTCCAGCGGCTTTACCGTCTTTTGTTGCGCCTACCTTTGCCGGTATTGTTGGGTTAATTCAAAACCTAGACGGGTCCCTTTCAGCTAATTGGGCGCCTGCCAGTTTGGTTCCAAATCCTCCGGTTAGGTATGAGGTTTACATTCAAGCCAATACCTCAGTGGGACTGTTTAATACTTTCAATCTTCAAAATGTAACTCAAAATATTAATTCTCGCATGTTTACCGACTCTACGGGTAACGTATTATCTATTGGTACCACCTACCACGTAGGTATAAGAGCCGTAGACGCTTATGGTAATAGAGAAACTAATACGGCAAGTTTAAATCAAACTATTACTAATGCCAATTTTAATACGTTGGCTGGGGCTGTTTGGGATGTTATTAGAACTACCAAGAGCACACCTGGTACCTTTGGCGAGGCCCTTACGGCTCGAGTTGATGTTGATGTATCAACCCGTTCTACTCAAACTAGCGTAAACGCTCTTGATACAAAGCTTGGCTCTCCCGCTACGACTACTGTATCTGGGGATATTGCTGCAGTTCAGACTAAGCTTGGCACTCCTGCAGGGGTTTCTGTATCCGCAGATATTGCGGGCGTTAAATCTGTGTCCGACCTAATAAAAATAGATACGACTTCTATCGATACAAAGGTGGACGTGACGCTATCAACCAGGGCATCACAAAGCAGCCTAAACTCTTTGGATACGAAGATTGGAACTCCAAGCACCGCTTCTGTAGTTGGCGACATTGCTACCAGAGCTTCTCAAACCTCTGTTAATGCTATCCCGACCAACCCCTTGCTTACCACTGATTCCAGGCTTGATAATCTTGACGCAACAATTAGTTCAAGAGCAAGCCAGTCTCAAGTTGCCTCAATTCAAAACAATACAAGCTTTGTTGGAATTGTCCCAGCACCTATCGTGTTGCCAGAAACGGGAACAAAAACCTACCCAATCTACGTCAGGCTTTTCAACGAAGCGGGTTCGCCAGCCGATCCAGATTCAAACGAAATGTATCTAGAAATAAAAGACTCGGCGGGGGCCACGGTTGTTGCTTCTATTCTAATGACAAGAAGTGGACTAGGCCAATATACTTATAATTACGTGGTTAACAATACAGACACTGAAAGACCGCTATTCTTTTTCTTTAATTACACAGAAAATAGCGTGGCCTTTAATCAGGTTAGAACTACTGAAGTGGTTGAGTTTGAATCTAAACTTGACACTCTTCTTGCTCGCCTCACTCCGGCCAGAGCTACCAACCTGGATAACCTTGACGCGGCGGTTTCAAGTCGGTCATCGCAAACGTCCGTTACAGCTATTGATACCAAGCTTGGCACCCCTGCCACAGCCTCTGTGTCTGGCGACATTGCCACTAAATCGTCGCAAACTTCTGTTACGGCGATTGACACTAAACTTGGTACTCCTGCTACGGCCTCAGTGTCTGGTGACATTGTCGATCTTAAAACTGACATTGGCAACGTACCTACCGCTGCCGAAAACGCTGACGCTGTTTGGGATGAAGACGTTAACGCTCACGCCACTGGGACGACCACGGCTAGAACGCTTAAAGATGCCAAGATCTTTAGTCAAATTGACTTGTAAGGAATACCGCTATGAGGCTTTCAAGCGATTCTGAAATTTATGTAATTGTCGCCACAAATATTGATACAAAATCAACAAACGTAAGCGTTGGAATGCAGTGGCGCGAAATATACTAATTAACGAAGCTGCCCAGCTCCCCAAACAGCGGCGCTCATAACCAGAACGCCTAGGCCAAAGTAAAGAATCTGGTTTGTGCTTCGAAGTGATTCATAAGATTGAATCTTGTCGTTCATTTTTAGCGTTGAGTCCATCCAAAGATTAACGCGCTCTTCTTGTTTTGTTAGGGCTAGGTCTTTAAGCTCAATTGTTTTGTTTAGCTCTTCAACTTGTTGTTTCCTAAGGTCAAGCTCTTTGTTGTTTTTGCCAACCTGAATGTGGCAATCTCGAGCGTAAGTGTACGAGCCGTCCTGGTTTTCTTTGATATCCCTATTCCACACACAATCTGCGTATGAAACCGGGCTTGTAAGAAGACTCAGCACAATGAGTGAAATAATTTTTTGTTTCATTGCTCACTCTCCAACAGCTTCTCGCAGGTATCTGCCTTTTCAATTGAGGTTAGACGCCTTTCTTCGGCATAAGCCAAAGTAAAAAAAGCGCCAGGCTCCACCACTGGTGACATAATGCTTTGAATAAGGTATTCCCCTTTGACAAAGTCTGATTTTGCAACTACGCCAAAAACAGGGATTTGAATGCCCATTTCTTTTGGAAACAGCCTTTTTGCCTCATTCAAATCAAAAAAAACGCACTGCTCTTCCTTTAGCCTAGGAACATGGTTGATGAAAGCAAAGTAAAGCTCTAGACCAACAACAAAAGCGCCAATAAGAGCTGCCAAAGCGCCCAACTTGATACTGCCCTTTTTGTGCCAATCCGCGTCGTCATCTTTTTGGGCTTGATCGGCTTGAGCCCCAAGGCTATCGGCCTTTTCTTTATGTGCATTTGCCTCAACGTTAGCTTTGTCCTGTTCAGCCTTCAACGCTTCATCTTTTTGTTTTGTTTCAGTTACTAGCTTGTCGGCGGACCCAGCGATCATTTTCAAAAGAAGATCCTTAAACAAGATCAACAAAAGCAAGGGGGCGGCAATAACTATTACTAACGAAAACAATAGTTTATTTTTTTCGTAAAGTTCTTTCAACATGTTATTGCCCTTCATTTCCTTCTAGTTTTTCTTTTACTTTATCACTGTTTACTACTGTGTCACCAAGCTGGATGTCCTTGCCATTCCCTTGAAACTTGCGGCCTAGGTAGGCCGACAAGGTTACGCCTAAAAGCCAAAGAACGTTATTATAGTCAATGGTGCCCACCAGGTTTACCGCTTTTCCACCAAGGAGAAGAATAGCGACGCCAAAGGAAACGACAACCATAGTCAGGGTAGCTGAGCCTTTACCCGTTTTTGGGTCCCTAACCATGGGTACAGGAATGCCGTCTTTGTTTGCTGACGAGGCTAATTCCTTTAGTTTTTCTACCAAAGCTTCCGCAATATTCATGCCAACCGTCTCCTCAGGACACACGTATCCTTAATAATGTCATTATTAGTATCGATATTAGGTATCGGTACATATTAAAGATGTAGAATTAAGAAGTATAAGAAGAAATATCATAAAGAAGAAGAAGAAGAAAGTAAAAAAGAGAGAAAAAGTGAAAAAAAGTGAAAAAAAGTGATTTTTTTTCAAAAAATGGTTGACCTAGGAGCTAAAGCATAGGATACTGGTCTCAGGAGAATAACTTATGTACACCAACTTTAATTTAATCATGGTTGACCTGCACACCTTCTCTTTTGAAGCAAACAATAAAATTGTCATTACAGCAACGCTTCCCCAGGTGATCTCGGTCATGGTTCACACCTTTGACTTTGACATTGAAGAAATTGAATTTGCTGTTATGGACATGGTTGAAAAAGAAAACGACATTGCCAACTTTGGCATTTTTAACCATGGATTTATTTATTCTTCAAAAAGAAAGGTCGCCTAACATGTGCGATTGTGATCTTCAAATCAAAATGGTTGAAGAGCTGTGCCAAAACTGCCTTACTGAATTCAATAGCTGGATGGAATTTCACGAAAAAAACTTGACTGAAAATATCTACTTTGATACTCTGTTTTCAGGAGACAATTATGAAGATTACGAAAGAGTCACAAATGGTTTTAAAGTTCAAAACTGATCTTGATGATAGCATTGAGCTTGAGATTGAAACCAATACCGCCGGAAAGGTTAAGGTATCAATTAGGGCCCAATATTTTGCCGACGTTTCAAAAGAAGAGGCAATTGCCGCCCTTGAGGGCATGCTCGCCGAACTTAAAAAGCACTAGGAGAAACTATGGACGATAGACAAAAACGATTCTTTGAACTTGTAACCCGCTACGAAGCTTTGAATAAAGAACGCAAGCAGATTTGGACTGAGCTTGAGCTTGTAATGGCTGCCATTGGCGTAGGGACCTACCTACAAGACACTGATCTTACCGTTTATAAGATCACCCAGCCTACAGGGACTTACGTCGAATTTAAAAAGGTCGGCTACGACCGGACGGCCAAGGCCGACGAAAGCCGTGGAACACTCTCTAAAACAGAGGCCGAAACCGCCGGCTTTGCGGTATTCAGAAAGGCAAAATAGTATGTTGAAACTAAAAGTACACAGCGAAGTAGGTATTGGGGCTCTCCAGATTTTGGCACAAACGAAGGGAGATACGCCTATTCGCTCTCAGGACCTTGCAGAACGGCTTAACACCTCTCGAGGGCTCGTGGAGCAGGTTATGACTCGTTTGACTCGTAATAAGCTGGCAGGCCGCCGTAAAGGGCCTAAAGGCGGCTACTTGCATATTCCAGGCAGGGTTACCGTTGGGGACGTAATGAAGGCTATGGATGACCCTGTGCTAGCCACCACAACCCAGGACACGAACAGCGCGTTGGGCTCTTTTTATACTAGAGTGCTTAACGCCACTACGGAAACGGTTGTAAAAGAATAGTTATTTGTCGCTGAGCATCTTCGTGAGAAGCCCTAAAATTTGGGTGTGTTGAAGTCTAACTTCCTCACGAAGATGCTCAACTTTATCGCCCAAATTCCTGATTTCACTGTTATAAGTGTCTTTTATGTGGGCAATATCCTTCTGGAACCCAGCTTCCATCGACGCCATGTCTTTTTGAAGGATTTCTAATTTTGCGGACATTAGTCGCATTTCGGCCTTTAGGTCGTCTTCCGCCCCAAGCTTTACAACCTCAATCCGCTGCTCAATTTCCGTGTTGAATTCTTTCTTAACCTTTTGAAAAGTAAGAAGAATTGATCCAATAGCACCAAGAGCTATTAGTACAGGTCCAAAATAAGCTGATTCTATCATACCGATTTCCATGTTATGCCCTAAAATAAAGATTGCCTAAAACCCATGATATAGGACTAAAGAGGTCTTTATGGAAATTACAGATAGCGATATTGTGATTGAAGGCGCAAATGCCGTTTTTGACTTGAACATTACCGCGCCAATTGGCGGTACGTACATGGGAACCTTTAAGTTTAGATGCACCCTATCCCCCCTTCAAATCATTGATGCCGATCGAGATTACCGCGATTTAATTGGAAACCAGCCCTCAATGGTTGCTGAGACGGCAGATAACCTTGCTTTCTCTCTTTCTCAGCTTAAACAAAGAATCGTCTTAGCGCCTTCTTTTTGGACCGAAAACTCAGGCCGTTTCCCAGGGGGTGGAGTTAAGGACCTTGAAGTTATTTCTAAAGTTCTTGAGGCCGCCTTTTTAGCAGAAAATAAATACCGCAGGCTTTTACAGGAAAAACATGAGTCCGCCGTTAAACGCTTACAGTCGGCTATAGAGCGCAAGAAAGAACTCGAGAAGACGGAAGCCCAATTGGCCGAAATGGACAAGGCAGACAGGGATGACAGAACCCAGGAATCGATGCTAGACCCCGAATTTCAGGAAGCGGCAAAGATCCCCACAGAAGACCCCCTAAAGGCCCTTCAGTCTCTTCCAGAAGAGAAACCCTCCAAACCACAAAAACGAGGCCGCAAGTGAAGCTTACCGTTAAAACCCTTACCCTTGCCGCAATTGTAGCCACGATTGCAAATGTCCTCATTGCAGTAAAGGCGCTTTTTCACCTATGACCAACCTAGACCAAATTTACACAATTGCAATCTCAAATGTAGTCCAAAATTCCAGTCAAGATTACATTTATCGCAAGCTTACTCGAGCCTACAGCAACAAGTTTAACATGTCTCTTCAAGAGACCAGAGCACTACCGATTGAAGAGGTTGCTTTGGACCTTTATGAATCCTATTTTGAAGAGCTTGACGAAGAAGAGCTAGACGAGGCAATTGAACGCCTCATGAGCCCGGATTATGAAAACGACGAAGAGGCTTCAATCCAGGAATTCATAAAACAAGCTGAGACAGAAGAAGCTACCAAGAGGGCTAAGAAGGAAGTTAAGAAAGCTTCCTCATCACAACCCGAGGAACAACCTGTTTCAAAAACTTACGACATTGCCGAATAGTTAGGCTGCTTTTTTCTGGAAGAGGCGGCGAATATCAGCGTTTTTGGCCACTTGAGCAAGATTTTCTACATCAAGCAAAGAATAAAGGCTAATCAAACGCCCCAGGATTTCATATTGCTCAAAATTAGGAACGCCGTTTTTGTGAGCAATTTTTATTTCGTTTCTGACATCGTTGATAGCTTTTAAGATTTCAACTTGGTCTGAGAGTCTTCGGTTGTTCATATTGAACTCCTATCTGTAATCAGTATCTCAAACCATATTAAAAACGTCAAGAACTATTTTTGGTCCGCCCCCAGGGGATTGAACCCTGCTCTAAACCGCTTATAAGACGGTCCCTGACCACCAGCCAGCCGGGGCGGACATACAAATCAGGACAAAAAAGTATTGTTTTAAATATTAAAGCAAAATTAGAAAGATAGATCGTATTCTGTGTCATTGTGCTCCAAAACCGGAACACAATTATTGCAGTTGAAATATCTATTGGCAGAGGGGTGCCCGCATCTAGCTAGTTTTGTAACCTCATTTAATGGCTTGTCCAGGTTGTTGCAAAACTCACAGAAACCCGTTTGACTTGCCCTTTCCATGGCAATTGAGCAAACCTGGCACTTGTGGACCTTTTTTGGTTTTTCAGGTTTTTTAGAGAAAAAGTTCTTTACATTCTTTTTAAAGGCGCCAATGTCCTCGGGAGCAATTTCATATTTCTCAAAAAAGTCTTCCGCAGTCAGATTGGGGATCTTGGCCAGCCCCGTCATTTTAACATTACCTTTACGGTTCTTCACTAGTCCAAGTCGGCTCAGGTCCGCTGCCGCGTTCTTGAGAGTACTGATATTGACATTAAATTTGTCAGCATATTCTTTACATTTGACCGGTGTATATTTTAGGTTAATAAAAATCCGGTAAGCAATGATTGTTTTAACTGCGGTCACAGATCACCTCGAGCTTCCGCTCCTTCAACTGACTCCTTAACGAATTGATCCGCTTCATCATGGTCAAGGCCCATGTCAAATGCCCGGTTGTATGCTGCGTCAATAAATGCTTGTCTTTCTTTACTCATATTGATCTCCTAACCAAACACTCTCAAACTTTGTAAAAACAATCAAGAGCCTTTTTTTGATCTTAGCTCTTTTTTGTAAGTATCTAAAAACGATGGATAACAAGAGCCTAGCATCTCAGGGTACATAATGCTTTTGGGACATCCTCCATCTTTTATCAATTCTGAATCATGATCTAAATTCATTGCGCAATGACCAAGCTCATGATAAATTAACTCCTCTTTCTCGCTTTCACTGCTCGAGTCCCAAAACTCTTTGTCAATTAAAACAGACCTTTCTTTCCATCCAACCTCGCAAACCCCAACAATGTTGCCTTTTAGATCAGAAAAGTTCATGTCTATACCATCAGCGCTTACTTCAATCTCAGCCTCAAACCGGCTAATGTAAGGGATAAAAGCCTCATCCACCACTGTAACCCGATTGGGATCAACCTTACCGCAACTTGCAAGCATAAGTAAGATTGAAGTAACGCTTGACTTTACAATCATTTTAAACCTCATTAATCCCACTGTTTCTCAAACATGTACCAGTGATCGCAGTCAGCCGCCGACCGAACAGCCTCTGCTGCCAAAACATCGACCATGTACCCAGTTGTAGGCAGCATAAACATTAACTCAAGAGCTTTAGCCTCACCTTCGGTCATCATTCCGGGACCCCGCTTTTCAATCACGCGGCGCTCAAGACACATGATCATAGCCTGGTAAACTTGCTCAGAGTCTTTCCAGCGATGGCCATGGGTTTTTACCTGGTCCATACCAAAGAAGTTACCATGGCGCTCACCACAAGTTTTAACGAACAACTCTTCGCTATACCCGGTAAACTTCTGGATTTGAATCCCAATAGCCACCAGGGCTTTCTCTTTGAACTCTTTGCTGAAGCTTTCCGATCTTGAGGTATACATATTGATCTCCTATCTGTAACCAGTATCTCAAACCCCATTAAAAGAGTCAAGAACTATTTTGAGGCAAACTGCAATATCCTGCATCAATCAGTTGCGTAGCCGTCCTGCCATAAAACCCCTGGAGCTTCCAGGCCATGCCAGTGTCGATAAGTTCTTGAAAGAACTCAACAACTTCATCTTCTGCCATCTCTCCGTTTTCAAATGCCATCATCTTATCAATGCTAACCATATTATTTTCCTCCAAACACCAGGTCAAAAAAATCACCCATCTTTTCATCAACGCATATTTCGAAGTCCAATCGCCCCTCGCGCTGACACACTGTTTCGAAGTATTTCTTTAGCCCTTCGGTGTCTATTTGAATCTTATGAATAACCTCACCGTTAACGTTAACCTGGTGCGGCCCACAAGAAACTCCTAAAAACAAAAGGGCGATAAGTAAAATTCTCATAAATCCTCACGCAACCTTATAGGTTTCGCCACCTACAGTGACTTCAACAAGGGTGTCCGTGTTGATCATTCTGTAGGCATTCTTTTGAACATCAAATACAGGGACCAGGTCGTACTCCTTAGGATCAAAAGCAAGCTCCCCGCCCTTTAGGTGCTTGGTAACACCGAGGCGGCAATTCATCTTGCGAAGGGTGCCATCCTTCTTGATAAAGGATACGGTAAAGATCTTACCGCTTGTGGACTGGATTAGCTTAACTGCGTTCTTGATATCGATTTTCATATTATCTCCTACACAAACAGTATCTCAAACCCCATTAAAAGAGTCAAGGATTATTTTCAACAATCTTTAAGGTAAGACCACAAAAGGGGTATCCCAGCCTTGTGATGAACCCTTGTGACCCTAGAGACCTTTCGCCTTAGCGCTGGATGCGGGCAAGTAGGCAAAGGGAAGCTATGCCACCTCAATGACGCTGAATGGCCAGCGCCGGCAGTTATAGCGAGTCTAAATTAGCTTGGCATGGGGCCAGGATAGGCTAAATTGAGGAATTAGATCAAATATAACGTATTTTGTTACTATTAGACGACGGTATATACCTGATATCTAAAGGGAACAAGAATATAAGCCCTGACGACGCCATAAAAGACCCATCTTTTATGTTCTCAAGTTGTCGGGATTTCTTACGTCTTTACAAATCTTTACAAGCCTTTACATCCCGCCGCCAAGGTACCTGTAGACAATCTCCCAGGTATTTTGAGTTTCTTCCCCAGAGAGGGTTTCTTGAGGCTTTTCAGCCGACTCTTCATTTGTCTTGACTTCTTTGATTTGGTCGCTCATTTGGTTACCCTCACAATTTCCTCGCCGGCCTGTTCTGCTCCCAAGACTTCCCCTATCTCGAGCCCGTCCTTATAGTTTTGAAGGTACCAAAGGGTTTCTTGGGTGAACTCGGTTAGGTTAATTTGGCTGCGGCTAAAAGAGTCGTCCTTGACATAAGCTAAGACCTTGTCGTCTTGCTTGCCGCCATCCTTACATTTGATTATCCCAACAATCTCTATCGAGACCGTCGTAAGAGCAGGAAGAGGCTCAACAGCAGCGATAAAAACATCTAATGGGTCTCCGTCATCGGCTAGGGTGTTCACAATATACCCGTAGTTTGAGGTAACAGGTTTCTTTACGGGTCGGTCTAGGATTAAACCGCCAGAAGCTTTATCAACTTCATACTTGTACCGGGTGCCCATAGGCATCTCAACGATTGCTCTTAGCATTTAGTCTTTTCTCCTGTTTACGCAGCTCTTTGGCCATTCCGAGCGCCATGAGAACAACATGAAACCGCCGATCTTCCCGCTTTTCAATAATTGTCCTGATTTTTTCAAATCGGTTAAACAAGACAATCCGCTTCCACAAGGGGAATAGGGTTAGGCGATCCTTGCCAGTTTTGACCCTATTCCCCGCCTTAACGGCAAGCTCCCAGGTTTTAGCTAAGAGTTGCTGTCCTTCTTTGAGTTGATTTTTCATAACTTAATTTATCACAGCGAGGTTACTTCGCCCAAGTAAGCAACCGAGAAAGGCCCGCTTACAATAACCTTGATCACAAGCTTTCCGTCGTTCATTGACAACCGAAGCTCGGTGAGAAGGGCCCCCGACAAAAGGGAGTTGTCAGAGTCCTTTTTCAGGTTATGCGATGCCGGAACATAGGTAATGGTTTGGCGATTAAAAACAGTTCCATTGGCCGGAGCTGTTTGCCCAACGCTGCTCACCGGAATAAGGGCGGGTGAGTTGTCGGCGTTCTTTACGATGAGGCGCATAGAACGAATGTTGACCGTACCTTGAGCGTCCTCGTATACATCAGCCCAACCGCCATCAGGAAGGGAGTAGTAACCCTCAAAACTAACCGGAGCCGGCGCATCTTGCCCTGGCTCGCCTTGATCTCCTTGAACTCCCTGATCCCCCTGGGCGCCGGCAGGACCAGCCGGACCCATAGGACCTTGACCGCAACCAACCAAAGCCATGCTTACCAGAACCATCATCAGACTTACGCTTTTCATTCTTATTCTCCTTAGGTTATTACCTGACTTTTACAGTACACCATTTACCATCAGAAGTAAAGTGAATTTTTTCAATCCCGCTTTCTTCTAGTGCTTCCATACAGCTTTGACAAGGCAAGCTTAGCCTTGGCATACCGTCCTTCCCTTCACGGTAAATATAAATCTGAGCCCCAACAGCTTCATCTTGACATTGGATCAAGGCCGCGATCTCGGCATGAAGATGCTTAAAGGGGTGGGGGGACTCCGGGTGAGTCTTGTAACGATTCCAGCCAACGCCTAAAACTCTACTTCCCTTTGTAATTACGGCCCCAAGCCTATGGGTGGGGTGTTCTGAGCGAAAGCTAGCTTTTTTAGCGGCGGCAAGATAACGCTGCCTCATAATATCCTCAACGATTGTTTTCTGATTCCCAAACAGACTCTTCTCGAAAAAGCACGGGGTCTTTTACAACGGGAGGTTTCATTCCAGCCCGCTCGAGAGCCGCAAGTACCCGCTCAGCATCGTCCAGGTCAATGGTGCGATAAAGCGGGTGCAACACGTCGTTAACAACCTCCATAATTAATTCAACTGCTTGACTTCTTTTCATAGTTATTTTCCTTGTTTTTTTTGTTTTGTCTTTCTTGCCCTTCAGCTTTTAATATTTTAATTAACTTAGCAATTTGATTGTCCCAAGCAACGTCCTTAGCAGCGACCCAAGCAGCGTCCCTAGCAGCGGCCCCAGCAGCGTCCCTAGCAGCGGCCCTAGCAGCGACCCAAGCAGCGACCCAAGCAACGTCCTTAGCAGCGGCCCCAGCATCGGCTTTAGCAGCGGCCCCAGCAGCGATCCCAGCAACGTCCCAAGCAGCGTCCCTAGCAGCGTCCCCAGCAGCGTCCCTAGCAGCGGCCAGTTCTTCTTTTGTAGCTGAACCATTTACAAATCTTTCAGCAACATCCAAAGCATTGATACTTCTTTGATCGTTCATTAAGTACTGAACTTGTCTTGCGCACCAAACAGCAAACAGACGCAGTGTACGTTCGTTTGTTATTTCATCCCGACATACCACCCACAGTCTATCCTTTGCTGGAATTTGTTTGTTTTCAAGAATATCTATAGCCGTGCCGCGCCAACTTTCTTTCAAATATCTTGACGGGTTATAACAAGGCTGCCAGTCGCGAATATCATAGATGCCAAAGTATCTTAAGCCGGATTTTTTACCAATTTTTAGTTTCTTCATTTATTTCTCCAAAGCATCAACCATATCTTGTAAAGATGCAATCAGAATCTTTGCTTGGTTTACAGTTAGGCACGAGCCAACGGTTGTATACTTAACCTCGCTGTTTTCGTACCCTTTGCGCTCAACAAACAGCCAAAGCTTTTTATCGCCACTGTTACCTGATTCGGTCACTCGAACGCCGTTATCGTAAATGTCTGTAAATTCGTACCGCCTCATACAACCTCCATTAATCGCAATTAGAATACCGGCGAAGCTCAGCTCGAAACGTATCGTCTTTTTCCTCTCGGCTGACAACTTGAGTCGAGTAACCAGCGGGAAGGTATTCCCGAAGGTATCTTTCAATCGCAGCGTCCAAGCCTTCTTTGCTTTCTGCCACAATTACCGTCGTTGTAAACGTTGAGCCTCTGTTTTCTTTTACTTCAGTCTTCATATAACTAGATTACTTTGGTCACCTTTCTCTGTCAAGATAAATTTATAACAACCGCTTTTCTTCCTGCGTTTCTATAATTCTCATTTAAAATCGATACGTTACATACAATGCCATAGCCAATATCTACCGTTCCCCTGCCCTCATGGATATGGCCGCAGATAGTAACGTGAGGTTGCACCCTATCCATAGCCTCAAGTAACGCTGTACTTCCTAAGCTAACAGGAGGCACTTGACAAACATCCAAATAACCGTTAGGCGGTCCATGGGTGATCAGGACGTTCAGCTTGTCGGGAATCCCAGCAAATCTTCTAGCTAAACCCGCCTCGGTGTCCATGAATGCCCAATTTAAGAAGATAGGAGTCCATGGCGTTCCATAGAAAGTTTTGCCGTCAATTGTAACGCTCTCATCGATTAGCAAAGTAGCCCCAACTGCCGCAAGCTCTTCCCTGGCCAGTACAGGATTAGCTTCAACCCACTTGTCGTGGTTACCTGGGACAATCAAGGTACGCTTAAACTTAGGGGTAACTGTGTTAAGCCAGCCAAGAAAGTCTAGCATCTCACGATAGTTTCCAGCCCCAAGAAAGTCTCCCGCATGGATAAGAACATCCCCATCAGGGAGGTCTGGCTTATAGCCGTGAGTGTCGCTAATCGCTACTATCTTCATTCGGAAACCTCGGCAAAATAATGTTCCTCTCGTTTTGTTTGGTAACGTCGTGGCACGAAAGCTTTGATTTTCTTCCCTGAACGCAACCATACATAAACACGTTCAAGCCATAAAAGTCTGTAGCCTCTTCTATGGCCTCAAGCCTTTTTGTTGCCTGGTCGCTAATGACCGTGACGCCAATCAGGAATCCAATAACTGTACCCGATAAGGTATAAAGAACGCCCTTAATCACGTTTTTGTACCCGCTTGGGTATAGATTTAGCCTTCTTCTTTGGCTTTGACTTTAAAGCGTCAAGCTCATCTCGAAGAGCACGATTTAGATCTGCTACCATCTCTTGCTCAGACAAATTGTACCGTAGAGCCTTGTTCGCAGAATCAAGCGCTTCTTTAGTTTCTTCAAGCTCTTTTAGAACCTTTAGGTATTTTGATTTTAAAACTAGCATAATATCTCCTTTAATTAGACCCAGACCTAGACCAAGACCTAGACCAAGACCTAGACCAAGACCGAGACCCAGACCTAGACCAAGACCAAGACCCAGACCTAGACAAAGACCTAGACAAAGACCCAGAACCAGACCCAGACCCAGACCTAGACCTAGACCTAGACCGAGACCTAGACCTAGACCGAGACCCAGACCCAAACCATTTTTGTTTTAAACTTCGTTTCATGATTTATTTGTTTCACAAAAAGATTCAATAGACCTAGACCAAGACCTAGACCAAGACCAAGACCCAGACCCAGACCTAGACAAAGACCTAGACAAAGACCCAGAACCAGACCCAGACCCAGACCAAGACCAAGACCCAGACCAAGACCAAGACCTAGACAAAGACCCAGAACCAGACCCAGACCCAGACCATTTTTGTTTTAAACTTCGTTTCATGATTTATTTGTTTCACAAAAAGATTCAATAGACCCAGTTTGAACATATAAAGAATGTGGTAACTTTTGAACATCTTTAAATGATTTCGATTCAAAAGCACCTGTCTCATAAACAATACTTGCATCCTCTAAAAGAACACAAGTTTGATTAACTCCAGATAGGGTACCGCTGTAAATGTAATTCATACAGAACAACATTACTTTCTTACCCATAAGAGCAATTAATCCTTCGCCTTCAACTTCGGTCACAGTTACAATTTTCTTCATTTTATTTTTCCTTTTTTTGTTAAAAAAGAAGAGAGCCGTCCCTTGCTCTCTTCAATCTATTATTTAAGCTATAGCAAGCTCCATTGCTGCGTCAAGGGCTTTTTTGTTCAGGGCTGCACCCTGACCAAACCACAGATTATCCAACCGAGTATCTTCTTCACGTCCGCGATTATATTGAAGATATTCAGAAATTGCGTTGTAGGCCGCCCAGTAAGTACCGCGAATCTCAGGCATATCGTTGCCACGACCCTTCTCAAAGAGAGGTTGAATCTCATTGATCAGGCGCTTGCCAGAGATAGCCACTACACCAGCCAGGTCTTCAGCCTTGCCAAGCTTTTCCTTACCAAACACCAACTTGACGTACTTCTCGAGGTCTTGCTGGTTGATCTCCTTGCTTGCCAGGAGCCGATATTGCTGCGCCGTAGCTTCAAACTCAGAATCGGCAAGGTTCATCACGTTACGGATCTCCTCCAGATTTGACACCACGTTGCGAGTGTGGCGAACGCGGATCAGCTTGGAAGCAGCCGAGTTATGAGCCAGTTGCATTGTGTTGTTGCAAACTACGCGAATCGGGGTAAAGCCCACGCGAACAGCAAGGGTACCGTCGTGGCTATTTGATAGAAGAACGTACTTGTTCACAATGTCATTGCCTTTAACAACCATAGGGTCACGGTTGATCTTGGCGAGGACGAATACTCGTTTACCTTGACGCAGGCTTCCAGCCGTCTCAATGGTAGCTTCGCCAGTCTCAATGAATGGGGCAAAGAACGAGAAAGCGTTCTGATTTTGAAGGGGCTCGTAATTAGGGCCAACAACGCCCAGAATGCTTTGGTCAGAGCTACGACGAGTAAGCTTTGCTTCCAGGGTTTCACCAGCGCCACTGAACACGGGTTCAGTAGTCACTTGCCAGTTAAGACCAGCAGCGACGATAGCGTCGTCAAGGCTGGGCGCCGTTACAAAGCGGTGGCCAAGCTTGTGCCAAGGGACATCTCCAACATACATCATTTGTTCGACTTCGTGGGCCATTTTGTACCTCCTATTGTTAAGTACAAAAATAGGATAACAGGCCCCAAAACGAATGTCAAAACTTATTTTTGGCTCAGCTTGAATATAAACGAGCTAATCAGATTTCTACCACTGAATAGAGATAAAAATACTCGGAGCAAGGTAATTGGAGTCTATTGAGGTTGTATAACCAAGCTCATTTAGTTTTGACTTGATTTCTTCCGCCCTTTTGTTATGGCGAGAGGAAAGGAGGGTGTGGGTATTAGTAAATCCAAGCTTAGAAATGCTTTCAATGTGCTCGAGCACTCCCTTAAGCGTCTGTGGGTCCCTTGCCTTGCGGCTGATCTTAGCTGCTTCTTTTGCGGTTAAAACTTTCATGACACTGCTCCTAAAATGGTACGAATAAGCTTTAGCACAGCCTGAATCTCATCGTGTGCCAAATACCCAATTGCCACCCCAATTGTTAGCGGGGCTTTTGATACGATTACACCAATACCGTCTTTAACTTTGCTCAGTAGAGCCAGTAGTTTTTCCTTCATTGTCTTTCTCCTTTTCAATATATTCTATCAGCTTTGGGGCCAGGTAAATAGCCATGGCTACGAAAGAGCCGTCATCATAATGCCAATAGGTGGGGCTATTTCTATCGTGCTTTGATAGCGACGGCCTGGGCTTTTTCATGTCAACATAAAATGGGATGTTGGCTCCAAATTCCCAATGAGAAGTGTCAACTTTACCCATTAATTCTTTAAATTTCTCAATAGCTTCTTGTAGTTTTTTATCCATAATTATTCTTCTTTTCCAAACAGCTTTTGCGGCTCAACCCATTCCTTTAGGCTAAGCTCGAGCTTCACGATCCCGCACTGCTTCCAGCAAGATCTTTTCTCCTTAAGCTCCTCAACGGAAGAATAAAGAGGCATAGAACCCTCGAGGTCAAAGGCTTCGCCAATTTCATGCTGCCAATCAACGCCACATGAATAGAGGGTTATTGTTTTCATATATTCTCCAATTTAAAATTCATCTTTCTCACCTTCTTCTACCTCTTTGTCGTAGCGTTGTTTGGTTAAGAAAAACATTATTGTTGCGGCTACAACCCAAACTATAACGTACACGGTAACATTTTTTCTACCAGCTTGAAGCTTATCTGTTATGTCGTAGCCAGCATGGGCTAAAAATATGTAACAAGCCGCATAGAATAAGTCTAGTAATAGTCTAACCAAATGTTCTTTCATTTTTTATCAACCATAAGAACGATTGCAGTTAAAACCGCCCCAACAACTACAGCAAATAAATAAAAGCTAGTTAATGTCATTTTCCCTCCAGCGC